TAATAACGCCCGCATTTGCGGGCGTTTTTGCATTGGAGATTAGCCAAATACTAAGGCTGTTTGACCGCCACTTTGTGGGTGCGGGGGAACCGGGTTAACGTTATGCGGTTTTGAAATTACGCGGGTAAAGGTTTCATGGCTGACGAACGTGCACCCACAATTGATGTTTGTGCACTGGTTGTAGCGCTCTTTGGTCGTATTGGTGATGTAGCTGGATGATCTGGTGTGTGCGGCTTGGCCGCATTCAGGACAATGCATCATGGCGGGGTTCTCCGTCATGTTCCCGGCTAAGGCCAGTATTGCTGATAATTATGCACAAATACTGGCCGTTTGCATTATTCCATTTCCAGCTCGTCGATTTTGACCTCAAGATCCAGAGACGTCGTAAACCCACTGCCGTTCAAACTGTGCGTTACTGTGACCAGCGTCCACTTTGCTTCGTCGATCTCACGCTTAAAGCCTTTGACCGTGACGGGGGCCTCCGGGTAAAGCTCTGCACGGCCGCGCGCCAGCTGGATCGAAAAAGTGGCGACGCCGCGCTGTATCCGTTCCCAGTTGGCCTTTGCCGCTCGCTGGGCGTTGTATTTTGTCGCGTATGTATGGCGTAACACCAGGACGTTCTCATCGCTGCCGACTAAATATTCCCCCTGTTTTTCTTCCTCAACCATTGGCTTTTTCTTGCGGCGGCGCTTGACCTTGACCGGCTCGCTTTTCGCGGCGCGGGTGTTTAACCAGTTCGCCACCACGCCCGTATATGCCCCGCGATCGGTCAAAGTGAATTGATGACTGTCGCCCGACTGGCGATTGATTAGCATTTCAGGGATCTGTTTGCCGTTGACGGTCTGATTTTGCCCCTGTTTGAAGAACAGCAGATTACCGTTCTTAACAGCGGCCACAGCGCCATTTTCTTTCGCTATGCGGGTGATGAAACTCCCGTCCGACTCGTTGGTTTGGTCGATGTGAGGAATGGCGATATCAGCCATATTTTTATTGATGACCGGCGTTAGCTTGTTGCGAGCGGCGACGGTTTTCACGATATCGCCCAGGGTTTTCTTGTGATATGAATTGTCGCGCTGCACGTTTAGCGTTTGTCGAAAATCAGCGCTGCGTGCTGTGATCGTCAACTTATCCGGCGCGCCGGAATGCCCGATTTCATCGACCACGAACAGCCCTTTGTCGATCGTGCCGGTATCTTTCCAGCCGATAGCCACGGCGATGCTGACGCCGCGACGCGGTAGTATCAGGCTGCCGTCGCTGTCGTCAAGCTCGATCTCCAGCTGGTCAGCCTCAAAGCCTCGGTTATCGGTTAGGGTCAGGCCCAGCAGTTTTTCGTTCACTTTCCCGGTAATATCGACGCCGTCAATCTTCAACGTATAGGCCGGCGTATTGCTGCCGCCGATCTTGTCCAGGGTGTCGAGCAGGCTCATGATAAAAGCCCCCCGACAGTGTCAGATACCTGAGTGGCGAGGTCTTCAAATTGCTGGGATAAATCGCCAAACATATCTTTTAACCCTTCATCCGTGCGCTTCAACGTGATGGTAAACTCAATGCGCCTGGCGGATCCGTCCTGAAAGAAAACGGTTTTGCTTCGGGTCAGGCTCTCGATCACGAACATGCCATGAATCGCGCCACTGCCTTCGATAAGCGACCACGCCTTGCCTGTTTCCGCCATCAGCTGTATCGCCATTAGCGACACTCGGCCGCCGGTTAGTTCTGGCAATAGGACGCCGCTCAATGTGATCGTTTCATCGTCCGGCCCCAAAAACTGGCTTTGTGGTCGAAGTCCGACGCGGCTGTTTGTCGGGTGTCGCCATGACATTTGGTGCTGAAATTCCTGGTATGGAACGGTTTGCAGCATGAACACGAACATGCCTAATGCCATCATCATAATGAATCCTCACTCAAAATCGTTATAACTGCTGTTCACCTTGGCGCGCGCTTGCCGTTCTCTCACATCCAACTGCTTGGCGACTTCCCGCGCGATATCCAACGCGCTCTGTCCTGGCTGCGGATTGATGGTTATCGGCGCGTGGATCTCGACAATTGGCGCATTGGTACGCTGATATGATGCGCTACTGGCGGAGCGGTATTGGTTCCCGGCCAGGCTGTGCGGGTGTAGCGGGGCGTCCGCTGCTGTTGCGCCATTCATGAACAGGGCGGCGATTGCGGCCATTGCTGCGGTGTTTCGGCGGCTGGTGACGTTTGCTGGCCCGCTGACGATCTCCGGGCCGTACTCGCCCACGATGCCGAATTTACCCAGCGGGATACGGCCGCCATTATCATGCTCGCCGGTATATCGCCGGCGGATGGCGTCGGCGGAGTTGCCTTGTGGTGCCGACGTCAAAGTTACACCGGCGCGGCGGGCCGCGTCGGCAACGGCTGGGTTTTCCTGCGCCAGTTTGCGCGTTTCTGCCGACCGTACCTTGATTTCGTCCAGCTTATCCAGCACCCACTTGATTGAGTCCGTCAGCAGCTTCAGCGGGGTTAGTGCCAGCTCAATGCCCGCCGCTAAAAATTCTCCGAACGTCTTCCCTGCCGACGCGGCGCTGTCCAGGCTGTCTTTTGTCGATTTCACCGGCGTCAGCAAATCTGTAAACCAGCCCCATAGCGCTTTAACCTTGTCGCCGATCCAGTTGAATACCGGCATCAATGGCGCAAAAGCGTCTTTGATCGGTGCGGCAGCGCTTTTGAAACCTTCGACAACACCGCCGAGAAACGCCTTGATAGGCTTCCAGTATTTGTAAATCAGCACGCCAGCGCCGACGATCGCGGCGGCAATCAGTCCCAGCGGGCTGAGCAGGATGCCGAACATACTCGCCAAGCCGCCGAGGGCAAAGCGGAGGAATCTCAGCGGTGAGGTTGCCAACCAGGTAAATACACGCCCAACTCCTTTTATCCCCTTGGTGGCTGTCTGTAGTGGTGAGGATGCAAATGTCATTACTGCGCGGCTGGCGTTCCCTAAGCCTTGCTTAGAGAATGTCAGCGCGCTTTTCCCTGCCTCAAGTAATGAGCGGCTGAAGCTCCCGACTTGCTTTTTAGTGATAGGCGTCGTACTGGCGAATTTCAGCATGCTGAGTGAGAGGTTAGGCAGCAGGCGAATACCTAACATGCGGGTGCTGAACCGGAGCAGGGCAAACGGGCCGAGCAGCCCGACTATGGCGATCGCCAGCGTACCGAAAACGGTCGTTGCAATAGCGGCTGCTGCACCTATCTTAACAATGGCGGCGCTTATGTTGGGGTGCGCTTTTAAAAACTCAGCGACGCCGTGCAAAACGTTGCTGATGCCTTTGGCCGTTTTTCGTAGCCAGGCGTCGTTTTTTTCAAACAGTTCAACGCTGATATTTTCCAGGGCGGCATGTAGCATCGTCATGTCGCCTTTCATGTTATCCAGCATTGTGCCTGAGACGCGCGCGGCTTCGCCATCGTACTCACCCGGCGCGCCGCGCATTTTTTGCAGCTTGCCATCTGATACCGCACGCATCAACTCACCGAATCCAGTGACCGCATACATGCCGGCAATATCTTTGAAAATCTTACCGCGATCGACGTTCCCCATTTTTGACGTCTTCTTGTCGATATCTTTCAAAATATCGACCAGGTCGCGCATATTGCCGTCTTTGTCTTTGGTTTCGACGCCTAGTTTTCTGACGGTTGGGCTGTTGCCAATTCTGCTGAGAATAGCGCGCATTGCCGTACCGGCCTGGCTACCTTGAATGCCCGCGTTCCCCATGATCGCCGTGGCGGCTGAAACGGTTTCCAGGCTTTGCCCATATTCGCGGCCGACGCCGGCGGAATATTTCAATGACTCGCCCAGCATTGGAATATCAACGTTGTTCCGTGTGAACAGCGCGGTAAGCACGTCCGCCACTCTGTCCATTTTTTCCGCCGGGATCCCCATCGCGGTTTGAATGTTTGACGCAATATCGGCTGTCGTACCTAGGTCAATGTCGCCGGCCGATGCCAGATTCAGCATCCCCGGCATGGCTTTTAATACCTGCTGCGGTGAATAACCCGTCCTCCCGAGGAAGTATTGCCCCTCGGCAACCTGGAGATCGGTAAATTTTGACGATAGCGGCAAGGTTCTCGCCTGATGGCGCATGGCCAACATTGCCGGATCTGACTTGGACGGGATACGCGTTACAGCCTGTGTTTTGCTCATCATCGCGTCAAAGTCATAACCGACGTGCAAGGCATTGGCCAGCCCGCGGCCCATCGCGCGCCCGGTAGCCATCGATGTGTAACCCACCCCGGCAGCCATAACTTTACGCTGATTACTCTCGTCGAATTGATGGCGCGCAGCATTCAGCCGTTTTTGCTGCTGGGCCTGCTGCTCAAGTCTTCGCTGCTGTGCTGCAAGTGCGCCGGTTGTTCCGCTGATATTGGCGCGCAGCGATCGCTGGGCCTCACCCAGCCGTTTAGTCGCCATGCCGCTGTTTTGCAGTGCGGTGCGCTGGTTTTGCAGTGACAGCCGGAGATCTGAATATTTTTGCTGAAGGCGGGCCGCTTCCTCCCTGGCTTTCTGAAATTGGCGCGCCTGCCTGGCCGTCGGGGTTTCAGTTGATTTCATGGCGATAGCCAGGCTGCGTGCTCTATCGCGTGCAGTGCTTAGCGCCTGCGCGGCGGCGGCTACCTGGGCTTTTGTCTTGCGGAAACCGTCAATTTTCCCAGCCTGATTATCCAGCTGTTTTAATTGGTCTTTGGTGGCTTTAACAGAAGCGGCCAGCGCTTTATTGCTGGCCTGCATGGATTTAAACGGGCGGGTGACTTTATCGACCGCGCTCAGTAAAACCTGCAATCGGAGGTTTTTGTCACTCATCACTTGCCCCACTGCGGATTATGGCTTTATGCCGCCACTCCAGCAGCTCGGCCAGCGGCATTGAGTCGGTGACGGTCGGCGGCCAATGGAAGACGGCGGCAATATCCGCCGTCAGATCTTCTACTGTCAGCTGTTCAGGAAATCTGACCTGACCGAATTCGGTAAGAAAAAAATCGCCACAGCTTGCGACAGCTGATAAAGGTCAGCCGGATCGAGGTTGGCAACCTCGGCCGCCGTCAGGTTCGGCGTGGTGATGCGCGGCAATACCCTGATCAGGGAATCAACATCGGTTTCGATCAGCGCCTGCAAACGGGTGCCGCGCAGCGCGCCGGAATTCGGTTTGTTGACGGTTACTTCGGTGATCTGCGTGGTGCCGCGCACGATGGGAACGTCCAGGGTGATCGGCTGGTTGGTCGCCAGTTCTGTGCCGTCTGTCGTCTGTTTTTCTTTCATCACGTTATCCTAATGATTGGTGCTGTTTTGGCGGCCCCTGCGGGCCGCATGAAATACCTGTCAGCAGGCGATTACAAACCGATGGCGCGGCGGTGCTCCGCCAGACGGTCAACGCCATCAACGATCTCGACCATGTTCACCGTGTCGATTTCCATCAGGACGCTGCCGTCCCATGTCAGCTTGAAATAGGTATTCTTGGCGCTCAGCTTGGTCTGCGTGTTGTCGCCCTGCTTATAGTTGCCATGATCAAACTCGGAGAAACGCCCGCGCATGACAACTTCGACGGCAATGATCTCGGCGGTGTCGTCACGCTGGAATGAACCGGCAAAGCGCAGGAGTACGCCGTCAACTTTGGCGATGCCCCATTGCTTGTAAATCTGCGCCTCAATGCCACCAAGAGTGATCTCGGCGTCAAGTGCGCCATCATCCAGCCCCAGATCAACGCTGGCGCTGCCGTTCATGCCGCCGCCCCGGAATGCTTCAAGCTTTCGCGTCAGCTTCGGCAGGGTGATTTCTTCAATAACGCCCTGGTAGCTGTTGGCGTCATTGAACAGATTCAGGTACTTCAGTTTGCGTGGTAAGGCCATCGCGTCCCCCTTAACTGTTCACGTTCTGAGTGAAGTTCATCAGATACTGATCGGTGATGCGCTGGCGCAGCAGCAGGTTTTCGAGCGGCGGCACAGGCGTGTAATCGTAATCCAGCAGCAGCTTGCCGGCTTTCAGGGTGTCCTTGTCGTTGGCCGCTTCATCAATCCAGCAATTCCCGTCAACGATGTAACCGCCGTTTTTCAGCTCGCGGAATTTGGCGTTGATGCCCTCGATAATGTCCTTGGCAAGGGAAGGGTGCAGCGGCTGATCTACCGCCCACATCTGCGCCTCGGCCATCGTGTCGGCCAGCACTTGTGCGGTGCGGGTGTAGTTTTCAAACTGGAACAGCGGATCATCGGAGCATGTGCGCGACCCCCAGAATCGGAATCCGTCTTTGCGGATCAGCGTGGTAACGTCGTTTTGGTTCAGCAGGTTGGCATCGGTGGCCGTGTCCTGCAAATCCCAATAGACGTCTGCGCTGATGCCGGTCACGCCGTTAACGCCGACGTTGGACAGGGTTTTGTGCCAGCCGACCTGCTGATCCAGCTTGGCGCGCAGTCCAAGCGCGCGGGCAGTCGCGAAAGCTGTTGCGGATGCGTTGGTCGTGGTATCCCAGCTCAGGAAATCCGGCCAAATCAGCATAGCTTCGCGCTGGCTGAAGTTTTTGCGGTAGTCGAGCGCCTCAGATACTGTCTTGCAGCCATAGGCGGTGAGGTAGGCGAAGGCTCGGAGGCTTTGCGCTACGGCCAGCAACTCGGAGGCAACCGCCTCGTTATCGTGGCCCGGCACCCCCAGAATGCGGGGCTTAACGCCAAGCTGGCTTTGTGCGGCCAGCAAGGCTTTCATGCCGGTTTTCTTGCCCTCGGTGGTCACGCCGCCGATGATATTGGTTGTCGTCTCGGCTTCGGTTTCGCCCTGGGCGACACGCACTACGACAGTGACGGGCTTGGCCTGATCGGCGATGGCATCCAGCGAGCGGGCGAGGGTGCCGGTTTCGCCGGCCTTGCCGCTGGCGGCTAGGACGTCGGTAATTAACACTGGGGTGTTTAACGGGAATGCTTTTGCGTCGGCATCGTCACCGGTACAGACCATACCAACGATGGCGGTGCTGACAGTGGTGATGGTGCGGGTGCCTTCGTTGATTTCCTGCACGCGCACGCCGTGGTGATAGTCTTGAGCCATTAGGCGGATCTCCTGTAACGGTGTTCCCCTATGGTGGCGGCGGTGCGCGGTTAATGCATGCGGTGGGCTTTGTGTGGTGGCTGGCACAATGGCCATTGATACTGCTTGGGATGTCTATGTTTGCCGGTATGACCAACACAGTCAATGATGGCTGTACTGCAGGAAAAAATAAAGCCCCGCGTCGGGGCTTTGCCTATGCGGCGCGATACCAGCACATCAGCTTGATATGGCTTTCAACAATGCTGAATTCCTTGCCGTCGCCGACCTCGGCAGACGTCAGTTCGATGCTGTGGCCGTGCTTACCTATGTCGACGGTGTGATTGTGCTTGCCGATCTCGACGGTGTGGCTATGGTTGCCGTTCTGACTTGTCTGGTTCCGGGTGCGGTGGCTGTCATTGTCCGAACCGACGACGTAATCGCCATCCCACGCCGGGCCGGGGGCGGCCATGCCCCCTTGGTGCGCATGCTCGCCGCCTTCTGACGTCCATTTCGTACCGTGGTCAAACTCCGACGTACTTTTGATTCCGTGGTCAAACTCGCCCACCTGGCCGCTGACGCCGTGGTTGTGCTTCGGCATATTTTCAACGCTCAGTGTTACCGTGTCCGAACCGCCGGCGGTCATCACATCCGAACCATCGGCTTTGCCGATGCGGATCGTTTTATTCTCGCCGGTGTAATACCAGATAGTCCCCGGCCATTTCTCGTTGGGATTAAGGTTCGCGGCAAAGAATATGCTGATCGATGGAGGGTAAATATCATCAAACGCCGCCTTTGCCTCAGCCAGCGCGTAGGCGTCGTCCGCTCGGTTCTTGGCTTCGCGAAACTTCGTGTCAACGTAATCCACGGTTGAGATGATGACTGTGGGGTCAATCAGTAGCTGCACGTCCTTTGTGCTGCTGACGGCCAGCTCAACACGGATCACTGAATTGCGCCCCGAGCCTTCGGCAAGATGCGATTTGTAGGTGTCCGGCAGGCTGCCGACGGCAACCAGTACGCCATCATCCGCATAAAGCCCGACCTCCCTGATCCAGAAGCCGCCGAACTCCGGCGGAATTATCATTTCCGCGCTGATCACGTTGGCCGATTCGCTCACGATAGTCAGCGCGTTGAGCGCGGCACGGTATTGCTCGCCGATAAGCCCGGTCTGTTCTGGTGATGGCGTTGGTGTGGCACCAGCGCCATCGCCCACGGCCATCATACTGATTGCCATAGGCTGACCGGTCTGCGCGGCCAGCGCCAGTTTGGCGGCGCCGGCATGGGTCAGGATGCTGAAGAATTCCGGCATGATCCCCCCTTACATGCCCAGTTTGGACAGGGCGACGGCGTCGCTGTCGTCTGCCGTATGCAGGAAAATGGCTTCGCGCAATGTGCCGTAGCACGGATTTACCTTGCCGCTGGTAAACGTACTGCCGACATAGATCGGCTGCGGGAATGACGTCAAATCAGCCAGTCGCCCCGTCGTCGACGTGTCTCTTGCCTTCAGCTCGCCCGCTTCGTAGCCGCGAATTTCGCCGCCGTCGACGTCAAACAGTGCGGCGGAGGGCACGTAATCCGCATACGGGGTTCTGACCGCGCCCATCGCGATGCCGTTTACGCCCGAGCCATTCCAGGTGCTGTCGCGCGTGCCGTAGCGCCAGGCCTCAATGTCCTTTTGCTGGTTTGTGATCTGCGTGCGTAAATAGGCCATCGGCAGCCCGGCAATGCTGATGCCTACCAGAATACCCAGCGAATCAGCGCGATCGTTATCCGCCATGCGGCCGCTGATGGCATATTTCCCGCTGCGCTGCACGCGGTGGTTTTTCTCAGATCGCAAATACGCGCCGCCGTTGCTGGAAATCTTGATGATCACGCCCGGCGCGTCGCCGCTGTCGTCATACAACACTTGCGCGCCGTCACCCTGCATCACGCTGATGTAGTCATCGTTCGCGAACAGGGAATACAGCTTGCTGACCTCCTTGTTCGCGTTCATCTTGACGCCGAACGCCGGGTTAATTGCACTTTCGACCTTGCCGTAGATACCGTTATCGAGTAACCAGGTAATGCGCGCCATACAGCCGGCCTCGTCGGGGATCACTCCGCCATCGGCCAATACGCGGGCCTTGTGCGCATTAAAAATAGCCTGGTCATCGAGAACATAGACCGACAATTTCAACGCCGGGCGGCCGCCGGACGGGTAAGGGACGCCGCTGTTAAAGCCGAGAGTCATGCTTTTTCTCCTGATAATGGGATGCGATCCAGAGTCATCCAGTTATAAAGCGGGAAGGGCGCGCCGTTGCGCGTGATTTTCTTACTGACCATGGGCGATGAATCGCGCAGGCACGTCAGCGGGTACGTTTGGCCGTTGGCGTGCTGCGTCTTGTTGTTGAAGCCGACGAGCAGATAGTCATTGGCGGCCGGTGCTTTATCGCAGGTGATGCGCAAGGTTGTCCCGTCCACCACGTCAACGCTGAGGATTGCGGCGGATTTTAGCTCCAGAGAAAGCCCCTGATTTTTTACGTCGCCAATGAATGCGTTATCGATAACAAGCGGTGGATACGGCATTTTGCAGCGCGCTTCGATGACACTGCCTGTCACGGTGACCGACTCGATCGTCGTGTCCGTCCAGGTGCCTTTTTTCTCGTCATCGTACAGATGCCAGTGAACCGCCTGCGCCTGGTATTCGCCCTGCAACACTTTACCGGCGGCATTGATATGGCTGAGTGAACCGTCGCTATACAGCCAGTTGAGCGGATATTTCGGCCCGTAGCAGATGGCGTTTGCATGCCGGCGCACGTATTCGCGCTGATCGACGGCAGAAATGGAATAGGGCTGCGTGATGACTTCTTCGCCGAGCGGGTTGCCTTCCTCGTCTACTGCCTGCGCTTTACTGTTAAGCCGGCTCCCGACCTGGCCGATCACGATCACAATTTCGTCGGCTTGCCCGGTGATCGCCTTGTAATCCGCTATCCGGCGCGGGAAATAGGTTTCTTCTTTCGCCAGATAATCACCCGGCATCAGGTTGTCGCCGTTGTCGTTGTCGGTTTCGCCATGCTCAAACAGCAAGACGACGACCTTGCATTTTTTCCCGACCGCGTCAGCGATTTGTTTCGCGCGCGTCACCATGTCGATGCCGTTCTGATACGGCACGGTGCCGGGTGAGATGTTCGCGAATGACTGGCCGCCGGCGGCGGCCGGCGCGTGGAAAAATACCGGCCATGTCTGGCCGTTCTCCGCCAGCTTATCGAGCAGGGTGTAGGTTCGCGGCAATGAGTGGCCCTGTCGCCAGCCGGCGGCGGGATATTGCAGATCGTTGGCCGTGTCGCGATCGTCGTCGGTGACGGCTTTGAGATTGCCGCCTTCGGGGCGACCGTTCGCCAGCGCCAGCGCGTAGCCGCGATAGCGCGGGTCGTAATTCATGATGTTGATATTCGATCCGTTGTGGCTGTCGAAGGACGCCGCCAGCGACTGGCCGTCTTCAGTCGTGATATGCATCTCGCCGCCCGGCACCATCTCGCGCTTCGACTTGATGAACATCACCGCATAGCGCGGCGCGGACTCTCCCGCCGGCAGATAGCTGAACAGCACCGCATCGGGGCCGAGATTGTGGGCGGAAACGACAGGGTGATCGTTCCATAAAAGCTGCTCGCCGATATGCAGGGCTAATTTTCCCTCAGCCGGCCTGATATTGGCGGAAATATAATCCTGCACGGCAGTGGTGCCGAGGCCGGTCAGAATTAACCCTGCATCAGCGGCGCGCAGGCCATAGATGATCTTGGGGTCAGCGTCTTTTGAAACCAGCAATGAGTGCCAGCCCTGAATGCGGCGGGTGATTTTTGTCGACAGCAGGCCGTCCAGGCGTTCCTGTAATACATCGTCCATCCACGGAATACGCCACGCGCCATTTTTTTCAATTAGGCCGTAGGAATCATCACCGTTTTCAGCCGCAAAGAAGTAAGCCAACCCCGGGTAACGGTTGGTTTTATTCTTTGGCAAAATGCTCAATAAATAATCCTGAACGGCCGCTTCTAACCCGCCCAGCCATAGCCCGGATTGATTATCAAATGCACCGTAGGTTTCATCCGGCCCGCCCTCGGCATTAAAAATGATGGGGTATTTATCGGAGTGATAACTTTTAATGGGTTTGATCCGGTTCTCCAGCGTGCCGACAGTCAGCATTGTTGATACCAACTGCGTCAGGATCTCCGCGAGGTAGTTGCCGGAGGCCAGAAAACGCCCGGTTGGTGTGGCCAGACCGTTGATGTTCTGATATTCGTCCATCCAATGCTTGTCGTCTGTCGATCGGACGTTAAACAGGGCATCGGCGGGCAACTTGCCGTTGTCAATATCGCGCTGGGCATCTGACAGGGTTTTATACAGTCCCTCGCCAAGATTTATTGTTGCCATCAGTGAATCAAACAGGTTACGCAAATACTGTGTACGGGCGGCCAACTGCCCGGCCTGAATATTTACCGCGCCGCTTTCGCCACCTTTTACCCGATCGCTGTCTTCGACCTGGTTAATGGCCTCCCATTTTGACTGCTCGTTTAATTTACTCATCGTTCGCGTTCCCGGTGTAGAAATAATGGCCGCTGTGTTTAATTTTTCCGTCGTAATAAAGGGGGATATCTGGCGTTTCCCCCGCCGGATATACCGTCAGGATTTCCCCGCAATAACTGGCTACAGCGCTATAAATTTTCCCGCGCGTCACTGTCTTGATATTCAATCCTGCTATATGTCGGCTGACCGGTCTGGCGTCGCCAATCAATCGCTCCAGCTCTCTGACGATTTCGTCAGTGATCCCGACGTCGTTCACGTCGATAGTGAGACGGAACGTGCCGCGCGGGTCGGCGACCTCCCACCATTCGGCGATCGACATTGAAAAACCCATTGCCTCAATGACGCGCCGGATGGCGGCAACCGTTCCCTTGCGGCGATGAATGTAAAAGGCATCCGTCACGGCCTTGCGCTTCTCAGCCGCCGTCCATTTCTCGTCCCAGCGGTCTACCGAAAACGCCCAGGCCAGATAGGGTAAAAACTTTACCGGACAGCGGGCCGGGTTCCACAGGTCGCGCAGTGGAACGTTCAGATCGCTGATACCGGCGCAAGCTTCCGCCGCGCGCCGCTCAAGTGGCGATGAACCAGGCGGCAACAGGCTATTCATCTGAACCGCCTATCCTGATGCGGTAATCGGTGCAGTTGGCGGCCTGGGTACGATCAAGCACCACGTCAGCGAGCGGCGAGGCCAGTTCAACGCGCTGTACGCCCTGGGTGTGCAGTGCGGCATAGATGGCGGATAGCCGAATATCGCGGCCCAGCCGGCGCTGCTCATTGATGTAGTTTTTCAGACGCAGTTCGGCATCGGCCATGATCGGCTCAATCGCCGGGCCGGGGTAAACGTAGAGCGTGGCATCAATTTGATAGTTAACAATTTTTGCAGACTGCACGGTCAGGCGGTCGGCAACCGGGCGGACTTCCTCGTCATTTAGCGCGGCACTTACGGCGGCCAGCAGCTCCGGCGATGCCGTGCCGTCGCCGTCGCGGGATAGCACGCTGATGGTGACTTCTGCCGGCGCAGGGCTGATCGCCGAGGCGTCGGCGACTTTGCCGTCAGCGCTCTGCGCATGAAATTCATAGGCCCCGGTCGGGCCGGCGACGCTCATACCTTCGAACGCGGCGGGGACGCGCTGGCGCAGGTCGGCATCGCTTTCCATCGTCGGCGGTACGGGTGGCACAGCACCCGGATCACCCTGATCGATCACCAATCGTTTCACGTCATTGTTTGCGGCCAGTTGGTCGAGGTCGCTGCTCATGGCGTAGGCCACCATTACGGCCTGCGCCGCCTCATTGACGCGCTGGCGCAACAACACTTCACGGTAGGCGGATTCTTGCAGGACTTTGACGATCGGCTCGGACTCATAGCCCAGCGTGCGGCGCACCGCCTCCTGTTCTTCCTCCGGGTACAGGCTGATCAATCGCTCTTTGCGCGCCTCAAATAGCGTTTCATAGTCCAGTTCTTCAATGACATTGGGGCGGGGTAGCTGACTCAGGTCAATCGTCGCCATTATTGCCCCCTGATCGGTAATGAAAATTGAATGCGGCCGGCGGTATCGGTTCGGTTGCCGACCAGGTCAACAACCATTTCCCCGTCCATGTTCGATGTGATGTTGACGGCGGTCAGGGATATGCGGTCTTCCCAGCGCAGCACCGCACCATAAACAGCGGCCATCATTTGAAGCTTGAGCGCCGGATTTTGCGGCTGGTCGATCAGGGCCGACAGCTGCGAGCCGTATTTGCGGCGCATGACGCGGCTACCGACGGGGGTGATCAAAATGTCGCTGACAGACTGGCGGATGTGGTCGATCTCGCTGATAGCCTGGCCGCTGTTACGGTTCATGCCAAGATACATCATGATGTCGGCCCCCCGGTGTTGCCGCCGCCGTTCTGCACGTTGCCGTGATAATGCAGATGGACGATCACGCCGTTGGAGTTAAAGCCTCCGCCAGTGTGGGTGATATTTCCGTACATTTCGCCGCCGTATTTCAGCAGCAGCGATCCGGCGATCAGCTTGTTGGTGCATTCCACGACGGGCGCATCCAGCGTGATCATCTGGCTGGCGGTAACGACGACGACGTTTGACGTGGCGCTGATTTTCTCAGCGGCCTGGATATCGGCGTATTTCATGCCGCGCGCCGTTAGCGTGCTGTTTTCCGGCTCGTACTCAATGACCGCGCCGTCGGGAAAATCAATGCGGACGGCGTCAGGTGAAGCGGATGGCGCAGGGTGCTGATCGGAGAACACAGCCGGCAGCACAAAGCCGGTGGTCAACTCACCGAAAATGCTCAACACGATCACTTGTTCGCCCACCGACGGGGCCGACCAGAAGCGCACCCGGCCGGCGCGCAGCGTCAGCCAGTTCAGCCAGTCGGTTTCATTCGCGCCGGTTAATACGCGGCATAAGCCTTTCGCCGTATCCACGTCGGACACGGTGCCGATGCGCACAATGTTAGCCAGGCGGCGGCGTAGTTCAGTGAGGATTGCATTCATACCGCCAGTGTGACGCGGGCGGGCGCGGGGGGCATGCGATGCGCCTTGTGCCAGCGATGGCACAAGGCGGCGGACATTGTGGAGAGGTTAGGTATTACAAGGCATTTGAGCCGTAATAGTTTTCACAAAAACCCGGAACCCATTGCCACGGACTGCCTGGGCAACGATCCCAGCGTAAATAACTGTCTTCGCTAATGGCTTTCATATACCAAGCGAAAAGGTCGGTTTCGTTCCATGTTCGCCGTGTTTCTAATGGGATTTGAGACAATTTTTGGCGTAAAGCCCGAGCAAATTCTTCCTTCAGCATTTTTCACCTGTTACTGATATCCGTGGAATAAGAAATATTATCAGAAAACACGGCATTCATCGGGATGCTATGTGACTGAGCGCCAGATCCTTGATCCATTCGATATCATCGTCAGTAAAGCCAAGCAGTTGCCGGCGCTCATAACGTACTGTCGGGCCGTTCCGACTGACTTTATCACGCAGGCCGTAATGGTGGACGGCGGACAAATTCGTCACGCCGGCGGCGAAGGTGACGGCGGCTTCATCGGGGCCGGATTCCGTTTTCATAAAGCGCGCGGTGCGCAGGCGCGTGAACATCTTGCGACGAATGCGGCCCTGTTTGTCCCGTCGCTTGTTTTTGCGCGGGACGTAGGGGGAACCGTCCGGGTTTTTTTGCTCTTGGATATGCTTTTGCTGGCGTTGGCGCAATTCTTTCGCCACCTGGCGCGTGAATACGCGCCGCGACTGCGGGGAAAGCTGTTGGAGCAAGACGGAAAGGGTGTCGTCCAGCGTCTGGAAATCGTCTAAGCGGCCCATGCTGCCACCTTCCGGCCCTGCATCCAGATTTCAAACTCGGTGACGTTGTTCGGTGGCGGTGGCGGTTCCTCGACGTGGCTGACGTGCAGCTTGCCGTTTTCCTCTTTGACGATCACGCGCTCCGTCAGTTTCAGATCAATGCTGATATCCCTCACCCCGTTATTCAAGAAATCCGCCTCGAAGGTGAAGCCGTCGCCGCGCTTGTCCGGGTTCGCCATAATGTCCGGCTGATTGGTGCGTAGCCAATGCAGAATAGGGACGATCAACAGATTGGCGTCGTCGGCGTAGTTGGTCACGATCATGTTGAGGGTGTATTGATACTCAAACGACAGCGACGGGGCGAAGGTGCTGTAAATCGTGCCCTTATCAATAAAAATATGCAGGAAATCAGGGTTTTCTCTGATGTGATTGACGGCGTCGCCCAGGGCGGCGCGCAGGGAGTCGGGTTTTAACATGGCAGTTCCTACGGTTGCGTCAGGCAGACGTCGCGAATGTAGTCTTGCAGCCCGGCGATCTGGCTATTGGCGGTTTCTATTCGCTTTCTGAGGGTGAAATAATCCCGTTGAGCGGCGTCAGTAAGTCGGGCGGCGGTTGCATCAGCCATGCCGGCGGTGCCGGCGGCCTGGCATGAGGCGCTGAGACGCAGCCGGCGGCGGCCAGCATCAACATCGCGTTGCAGATCATCAATTTTATTTTTTGCATCGGTCAGCTCTCGGCTTCGGTTTTCGTCGATGGTGGCGACGGCTATTTGTGTTTTATTCTGCCACTCGATCTGGCCGGCCAGCCTCTTGTTGTCGCGTTGCAACGTTTCGCGTTCCTGGCGCAGCCCCTGATTGCTGTAAACCAGAAACGCCAGCACACAAAGCACGATCAGCGTGACGCCGGCGGTCAGGCGGGTCATTTCTGCCCCCAGGTGCAGACCTCGTGTTCAATATCGCGGCGATTCATTAAGCCTTTCCACGGCTTACCGCCGGCATAAATCCACTGGCGCAGGCCGTCGCATGCGCCGGCATAGTCGCCGGCGTTCAGCTTGCGCAGCAGGGACGATCGCTCAAAGGCGCTGACGCCCACGTTATAGCTGAAACTGATCAGGGCGGCTTTCTGGTACTCCGTCGCCGGCACTTTTACCGAACGATTGACCGATCGCGCAAAGGGGATCAGGTCGTTGTCCAGAATTGCCTTGCATTCCGCTTGGGTGTAGCGCTTGCCCGGCACGATATCGGCCCCGGTGTGGCCGTAACATACGGTCAGCACGCCGGCCACGTCGCGATAGGGTTCAAATCTGACGCCCTCAAGCTCTGGGATCATCAACGTCGCGATCGCCAGCGCGCCAGTGCCGGCCGCACCGAACAGCTTTTTCCGCAGGGCAGGTGACATTATTCGACTTCCTTATTGAAAAGCCCGCGTTTCGCTGGCGGCTCGGTAATGATCCCGGCGTTGACGCCTTTCTCATAAGCCCGCGTGCGCCGCCAGTCGAAATAGGTCTGCGTGAGATAGGTGAACAGGCCTAGGATAAAACCGCCGATCACGGCTGCCTGATTCCAGTCAATGTGGCGAAACCAGTCGACAAGCCCGCCAGTGCATAAGCTGCCGGCAATGCAGTAGTTGATACCGGCAGCAATCTTTTCAGTCATAATTTTCATTCTCCACCTCCCGCGCGCTGGGATTAGTCCCACAGTTGCAGGGTCTGAACCGATTCGGATTGAACAATGTCCGGCATGTCGACCGGGTAGCCGTGCGGCAATATCGGCCCCTGGTCTGCCAGACCTGGATTATTCAGCAACACCTGCTCGGTCACGTCCTGCGTCTTGCCGTAGTAGCGCTGGCACAGCGCATCAACGGTGTCACCCTGGTGCGCATAGACCTTCATCAGATCAGCTCTACCGTCATGCGCGGCAGCGATTGCAGATCATTGATGGCCCAATCTGCATCGCGGCGGAGATCATCGATCGACGGTTCGATAGCGTCGGCGCGCTTTGAACCGGATGCCGTGGCGTCGAAGCTGCGAAAACGCTCGGTAACGCTGGCCTGAGTCAGGCAGAACACGGCGCGGCGATAAAGCTGCACGCGGGTGCTCTCGTCGTCCAGGCGATCGGCGGGAACCTGTTCCAGTTCGCTGTAGCCCGCGCGCTGTTGCTGCTTGCGCCAGCCTGCCAGCCGATCGTTGACTTCGTTGATGGCGTTCCGCGCCGCTTCAAGCAGGCGCGGCTGGGTGATGGTGCCGTCCTGCCGCATGTCTTCGCGGTACTGTTTCAGGTCGATATCCGGCCAAAAATCCGTATTTTTGATGACGGTGCTGGCCGGCGGCGTCGGCTGCTTGGCGATGTCGATTTCCAGTGCGTTGCCGGGCTTCTTGTCGCCGGGTGCGGGTTCTATTGCGATGCTGACCATACGTTTTCCTGTAGGTGGGCGGTGGACGGGAGCGTTGATGCGGTTTAAACCTGTCGCGGCTCCCGTGCCGCCCTCGCCGGGGGCGATTCGGTTAACTTCCTGCCTGAATGGCTTTTTCCAGCTGCTTGATATCCGTTTTTACGCCGGAGTTTTCATCTTTCAGCAGGGCTTTTTTCAGCACGTCCAGTGCCAGCACGGCGTCGCCGTCCTGTCGCAATGCATAGCCAACAAACTTGAACAGACGGGCTTTCACCCGATCAGGCATGTCCTGATTTGCCAGCAGTTGATGCGCGCGTTGCAGCTGCGCCGTGTTCAGTGGCCGGCCGGCGGAAAGATCGCGCTGTGCAGCGGCTGCGATCTCTTCAGCAAGCAGGCAACTGGTCGAGCGGTCGAAACCGTCGGGCGCAACCAGATCGTGCCGAATGGCGTACTCGCCGATATCAAGGGCATATTCCAGGTTGCCAATATCCAGAAACCAGACCAGCACGCGCATCAGGATCGCATCCTGCCGGCCTGCGTCGCTTTGCAGCACACCGGCTACCCACGGCATGTAAGTAGGCAGCATGCCGCGCTTCAACTCGGCTTTTGTTTCGTGGGACTCGACGCCGCTCAGCCGCGCCAGATCCTGCTGCATCTTGAACAGCAACAGGTCGTAATTGCCCAGATGGCTCAGGCTTGCCGCCTCATCCAGTGAGGCGGACTGCTGCGCGGCAATGTAGTGCTTGTGTCTGCGTGCCGGGCTGCTCATGGATTAGCCCTCCGGGGTTTCCGTTGGCTGCTGGCCGGCTGGCGCAGTAGCTTTCGCTTTCAGGATCTGGATGTTTTCGATCAGCGCCACGCCCTCGTAGTCTTCAACGACATAGGCTTCGTTGACGGACTCGTAGTTTTCGATGCGGTCGCGTTTCGGGTTGTCGATGATGTGGCGGCGGCGGGTGCCGTCTTGCCAGTAGATCGACAGGTTATCCAGTCGGGTGATGAAAATAGTGTTGTCCGGGAAGGACGGAACACGCACCGCCTGCAAGCCGCCCAGCCGCTTCTGGCTGATGATGATATCGGCGGCCAGGGCTTCAGTGTTCGGTTGCTCCTGGTTGACGAGCGGGAAATATTTGTCCGCCAACAGGGAACGGCCGACAACGGCGACCAGCTCGGTGTCGTCCTGGAACCAGGGCGCGATCAGCTCGTTGACGGCATCCATCACCAGCGCATCCAGGTTGTGATAGTCGCCATCGATACCGATGCGGATTTTTTCCGACACGACGCTGCCGTCCTCGCCCAGCACCTTATCCATCACCTGCTCTGGCGCACCTTTGCGAACTTTCTGCAACCAGCCGATGTTAACGTCCTGCAACAGCTTATTGACGGTGATATCCGAGGTTTTAGCCCGGCTGATGCCGTTCCAGCCGATCATGATGCGGTCGAGGCCTTGGCGCTTCACGATCTGGTTGCGAATACGGATCTGGAAGTCTTTGAACTTGGCCCAGGCGTCCAGCTTGGAATATTTCAGCGCGGTGTCAAAGTTGGTCTGGGTACACACATAGCCCACTTCGTCCAGGCTGCTTGGATCCATCGGTTCACGTTCTTTGTCGTCGGTATTGGTCGTACTGGCGATAGGGCGGTCAATGCCCAGACCGACTTTAGAGCCGCTCTGTTCGTCAACGGGAATGATGTTGATCTGTTTCAGAAAGCTGCTGCTTTCCTGAATCTTGTCTTCCAGACGCTGCGTTACCGTCGGATCAACGGTGAATTTTGCGGCTACGTCTTCAGGTTCGATGTGGTTCAGGTTCGCGACCTGGCTCAGCAGCATTTTATATTGCTTGCGGGTATTCGGTTTCATTGATTGTTCCTTGTTCCGGTCGTTTATGTCGATGCGGTGCCTGTTTTCGCCGTTAGTCCGTCAGCAGTCGGTTAAGACGCTATCGCCACTGCCGGTAGACAGGTCGCGGCGATGGGTAGAACGGTCAGAAGTGCTGAGGGTGGTTTTCAGCTCGGAAAGCTCGGTTTTCGCGTCTTTCAGCTGGCTTTCCAGCGATTCGACGGTGGTTTTCAGGCCGGAAAATGCTTCGATTTTGGTTTCAAGCCCTTGCTGGCGTTCTGCGACAAATTCCACCGCCTGATGAACGTCGGAAAAACGGCCGTCATCGGAATGCTGTTTTTTGCTGAACATGGCCTTGATTTGGGTCAGAAGGTTCGGTTTGTCGGTTTCTGGCGCGTCAAATTCCATCACGGTTTCTTCCACTGCCCCGAAGTGCAATCCGCTGGTTTCGGCCAGGTTGTTGGCGGTGAATTTCATGACTTCACTACCCAGCGACGCCGGATTGTCGGTAAACGCCAGCCCGGTCAGGTAGGCTTTACCGGTGTCGGCAAATTGCGGGTAATACTCGATACTGGTGTAAATTTTTTGCCGATCGTTGTTCAGCTTCACCAGCCCATCCGTCGCATCGACCTGCGCCAGCAGCGCCAGCTTGCCTTTCAATTGGCCGGATGTGATTTCCTGCGCCTTCAGCGCGACGACGTCGCCCTGGGCCTTAAAATCGCTGTTTGGGAAAATGCTCAGGTAGTGCTCAAGGTTGGCGCGCGCCGGGCGGAATGCTGGCGAGAAGGTTTCCGCCATTTCTTCGATATGACGGCGTTCGATTTTGCGGCCGTCACTGGTCGCGCCTTCAACGGCGACGCGGAAAAATTTTGATATTGGCATGGGTAAGCCCCGATCAGTCAGCAGATGGGCCGGTATTGGCCGTGTTTGGCCTATGTTGGCTGGGGTGTGATGGCGGGACAACGCGGCGGCTTTGTGTGGTCGATGGCACAAGGCGCTTTAGGGGTGTTGGTTGTGGCGCGTAGGTAGCCTTTCGGTATTGAAACGTTGAAATTCAGGCCGATAAAGCATGAGCGCTATTTCTATCAGCACCGATCTTGATCCCCGCCGTCAGGCCATGTACCTGTATTGGCAGGGGCTTCGCGTCACTCGCATCGCCGAAATGATCGGGGAGAATCCCGTCACGGTACACAGTTGGAAACGCCGCGACAAGTGGGACGATTACGGCCCGCTCGATCAGATGCAGATCACCACCGCTGCCCGCTATTGCCAGCTGATACTGAAGCCGGAGAAAGAAGGGCGCGACCTCAAAGAAATTGACCTGTTGGCGCGCCAGGCGGAGCGGCACGCGCGCATCGGCAAATATAACGGCGGCGGCAATGAGGCCGATCTCAATCCCAACATTGGGAGCCGAAACGCCGGGCCGCGCCAGCGCACGCAAAAGAACGTTTTTACCGACGAACAGCATGCCCGGCTGAAAGAAATCTTTCTTGAACAGATGTTTGCCTATCAGCGGCGCTGGTATGAGGCGGGGCTGTCAAAAGATTTTCGTATCCGCAACATCCTGAAATCGCGCCAGATCGGCGCGACGTACTATTTTGCGCGTGAAGCCCTGATCGACGCCCTGGACACGGGGCGCAATCAGATGTTTGTTTCCGCCTCCAAGGCGCAGGCGCACCAGTTCAAAAACTACATCACCGCCTTTGCGCAAGAGGTCGATGTGGAGCTGCGCGGGGAAACGATTATCCTGCCGAATGCGGCGGAATTGCATTTCCTCGGCACCAACTCCAACACCGCCCAGGGCCGGCCCGGCAATCTGTATCTGGATGAATATTTCTGGATCCCCGGCTTCAAGAAACTGCGCCGCGCCGCATCGGGTATGGCGTCACAAACTCGCTACCGTTCGACCTACTTTTCCACCCCGTCGAGCATGACGCATGAGGCCTATTCCTTCTGGAATGGCACGCTGTTCAACAAGGGGAAATCCAAGGATCGCCGCCGTGAAATTGACGTTAGCTATAAACGCCTGGCCGGCGGCGTGCTCTGCGAGGACAAGCAGTTCCGCCAGATCGTCACCATTGAAGATGCGTTGCGCGGCGGCTGCGACTTGTTCGACCTCGACGAGCTGCGAGAGGAAAACAGCGATGAAGATTTTGACAACCTGTTCATGTGCAACTTCATCGACGATACATCGTCCGTCTTCCCGATGGGCGAAATGCAGCGCTGCATGGTGGACAGCTGGGAGCACTGGACGGACGTCAAGCCGTTTGCGTTGCGCCCGGTAGCGTCGCGGGACGTCTGGATCGGTTATGACCCTGCCAGTTCTGAGGATGGCGACAGCGCCGGGTGTGCGGTCATCCTGCCGCCGCTGGTTGCCGGCGGAAAATTCCGGGTGCTGGAGCGCCATCAGTGGCGCGGGATGGATTTTGCGGCGCAGGCCCGCAACATCAAGGCGCTGACCGAACGTTACAACGTGAGCTATATCGGTATCGACAACACCGGCCTGGGCCGCGCGGTGTCGCAACTGGTGCGCCAATTCTTCCCTGCGGTGAACGCCATCAACTACAGCCTGGAAATGAAAACCGACCTCGTGCTGAAGGCCCGCGACGTGATCCGTTCCGGCCGCCTGGAGTTTGATGCCGGCGCGCTGGATATCGCCCAGGCGTTTATGTCCATCCGCAAGCAAATGACGGCCACCGGCCGCCGGGCAACCTATGTCACCAGCCGCGCCGAAGGCGTCAGCCACGGCGATGTGGCCTGGGCCGTCATGCACGCCTTATTCAATGAACCGCTCGAAGGGGCAACCGGTAGCAACACAGGTTTTATGGAGATCTACTAAATGAGCAAGCGCAACCGGGGCCGCAAGCACGCCCAGCCAACGACACAGAAACAGACTGGCGCGCAACACGTCGAGGCGTTTACCTTCGGCGACCCGATCCCGATGCTGGATCGGCGCGAAATACTGGATTATCTGGAGTGCTGCGTCGTCGATCGCTGGTATGAGCCGCCAATCTCTTTCAACGGCCTGGCGAAGACGTTCCGCGCGGCGGTGCATCACAGTTCACCGATCACGATGAAGCGCAACATATTAGTAAGCATGTTCAAGCCCCACCGGCTGCTGTCAAAGCAGGATTTCAGCCGCTATGCGCAGGATTTTATGGTGTTCGGCAACAGCTTTATGGAGTCGCGTTATAACCGCCTCGGCGGGATAATGAAGCTGGTTCCCAGCCTGGCGAAATATACCCGCCGTGGCGTCAATACGGACTCTTATTGGTTCGTGCAATCGTGGGCGGAGCCGCATCAGTTTGAAGATGGCACCATTTTCCACCTGCTTGACCCGGACATTAATCAGGAGATCTACGGCGTTCCCGAGTATCTTTCCTCGCTTAACTCCATTTGGCTGAACGAGGCCGCAACGCTGTTTCGCCGGAAATACTACCTCAACGGCAGCCATGCCGGCTTTATCCTGTACATGAACGATGCCGCGCACAAACAGGAGGATATCGACAACCTGCGCAAAGCGCTGAAGGAATCGAAAGGGCCTGGCAACTTCCGCAATCTGTTCATGTATGCGCCGGGCGGTAAGCCGGACGGCTTGCAGCTGATCCCGTTGGCCGAGGTAGCGGCGAAAGATGAGTTTTTGAACATCAAAAACGTGACGCGCGACGATCAGCTGGCGTCCCAGCGCACACCGCCGCAGTTGATGGGGATTTTGCCGAATAACACCGGCGGATTCGGGGATGTGGAAAAGGCCGCGCGGGTATTTGCGATTAATGAGCTGGCCCCGTTGCAGGAACGCCTTTGCGAGCTAAACGACTGGGTAGGGGAGGAGGTGATCAGCTTCAACCCGTATGAACTGCTCAAGAGTGACCAATAAGTTACTAGCTTATTAAGTTAGTGGCTTGATGTGTGCAATGTGAACCGCCGAAAGGCGGTTTTTGCATTCTTATGCTGCGCTATTCATATCGCATTTTTTATCCGTGCGCCATTGTGACATGTCACAGGCATTTTTTTTACATTAAAATGTCGCGTCACACGGCTGTTGAAAATTAAAATGTGACGTGGCAGGATAACGCCAAGTCGCCCGCCATGCTCAATGTCGGCACTCAACCCGCAAACGCGGTTTTTGCAGAGATCGAAAGTGATTCTTTGCCAAAAAGACACCGCATATCCTAAGTGCAAAAATCCGCATAGTTCATTGCATACCTAATCACCCCTCAAAACCGCACCAGACAAGGCTTTAGCGCCTTTTTCCTACTGCATAAAAAGTGAATTGTTAAGCATGCAGCGTGGGGGCGGGGGGGACGGCACGGAACAGGGGATCGATGGGGATCGTTTTTCCTGCCTATCCTCCGCAAACCCCGCACCGCATTCACCTGCGCATCGCTGCGAGGCGATCAGATTTGATGTGCGATCGTTGGTGCAAAGAAAAAGCGCCTCGCTGTGTGGCGTATAGGCGCTTTGGTGGGGGCGGTAATGTGCGGGTTTCTATGTCGCTGGGCTGGTGTTATTCATTTTTGTGAATATTCATTCATTCTTGTTGCGTCATTTCATCAGTGCTGCTATTCTCGACTGGCGAAGGTTCTACAGCGTTGTCAGCATCAGCCTTTTATAGCCGGTGGTCTGCCAACATTGCGTGTCGCCTTGCATGCAGCACCCGCCCGGATCGCCCGGCAACGTGTCGCCGCATTTCCCACAGCTACTTTTACGCAGCTCGGCCAGCTGTTTATGCAACAGCTTGTTGTCTTGCCGTATGAGGCCGATCAGGTATTCCGTCACCTCGTAAGGCTCCCTCGCGATCCGGCGCTGCTGGCAACCTTCCAGGATCATCGCCATTTCTTGGCTATCGACGCGCAGGGTTATCGTGGTGATGCCGTTTGCCTTGTCGCGCTGGCGCTGGCTGCGTTTCCGTTCTGCTGGTGTGGTCATGCTACACGTCCCCATTTTGATGAGTAGAAAGAAGTGCTGCCAGTATGGCAAGGCGTTCCGCTGCCGGTAGATCGCTATAATTTCTGGCCCAACGTTCGGCTTTTCTCTTGATGCGTTGTCGATCGATATAGTTCGCGCCGGCAAACGCCGCGCTGTATGCAGCATCCTGGGCATAATTCATCCATAACTTTTCAGTGCGTGGCCCTCCGCGCGTCATCACCTGAAATTCCAGGCTGCGCCAGTCGCCGAGCAACTCGTCGTAGAGCGCGGACGGATAGCCGGAGATCATGACGTTGGCGGGCACGGTGCGCAGCACATCGATCAGGCGGCGGTGATCGTCGACGGTATACTCGTGACGATACCGCGCGCGGCTGGTGCGGGTTTCTGGAAGGTAGGGCGGGTCGGCATAAATCAGCACCCGCCCGTGTTGGCTGAATGCCCCGTCCGCCAACTCCCGTTGCAGAAAGCCAACAGCATCGCCGTGATAAAGATTCAGCTTCGGCGGGGTCATTCCTTTTTCTTTCCAGCGGCCGCGCGTCAACAAAAACGCATTACTATCAACATCAATTCCTATCGTGCGCGCCGCGAGCGGCTTGTGAAACATAACGGCTCCGCTGCCGAGGTGCGTTTCGATGTAGGTGTCGTGTGGCGGCATCTGGCTGATTATTGCCTGGTATGCGCCGCTTGCGGCCTTGCTCCCCAAATATCCCATTAGTCGGTACCCCATAGTTGTGAATGACGGTGCTGCAGAACAGATATTTCTGTCTATGCGGTACCAGCAACATCAGCTGGCACAGTTGGAACCGTCTATATTTGCCGGCATGGCCAGAACAGGTATTTCTGTCTATGCGATACCGGCACCAGGCGGCACAGATGCCACCGTCTATTTTTTTCTGTATGGCCAGAACAGATATTCCTGTCTGTGCTCGATGTAATTTTTATTCCCCAGCGATGGTATTTACCCGGCCTCTTGCCAAAGCTTGCCAGCGGGATACCAGGTCTGTGGCCTTATGTTTTGCTAGCGACTTACGCCACTGCGGATCCATACCAACAACGATCAGTTCTCCGGTTACCTGGTTCGCCCGATAAACGGTATCCAGCACAGTGACCTCTTTCCCCAATGCCAGTTGATTAGCTTGATGCTCGCTCACTGTGATTTTTCGGATCTTCGCCCAGCGCTGCACCTGCTCAGCGACGTCTGCGACCAATGGCGTAATCTTTTCTTCCATCTGCCTGAGTGACTGTGCGGCGCGCAGGTAACTTTCGGCCCGCTGGCGATCCGGTTCGGTGCATTCGCCCGCCGTAAGGGCATAAGCCAGCGCCTCAAACTCTTCGGCAGGTGACTTTTTCCGCTCCGGTTTATGGTTTCGTAGGCTGTCGGCAAGCTGTTTGCGCCTGCTGGCCGATTTTTGGCCGATTTCAAGCTGTTCCGGCCCTATATCCAGCGGCGGATCATCGTGCGAATCTGGTTGCTTTTTGACCGTGGTACAGTTATTGACACGAGTCCAAGGGGGCGCGGACGCGCCCTGAAGGTCAAGGTCAACCCCATGATCGGCGTCGGCCGGTGGCTGCGGCTTCATTCTGACAATACGGAATTTTCGAAGGCGGGTTTCAACCGGCGGAATGTCTGCGGTTGGCATCACCAACCCTTTGATCACAGAAACGTATTCGCCGTAATCATTCGGTTCGTCTTTGATTTGATACCAGGTGCGGACGCGCAGATCTTTGCGAAGAACAAACGGCCCGCCCTGCAATAAGGTGTATTCGCGCCAGTCAGCACCATCGGCGGCACGATGCAGCTCACCGAATAGCGGATTGATCTGGTCTGCCAGCTGTTGATTGCGCATGCGGCGTAACTCACGCCAGACAGATACCGGTGCACCGCCGAGAAACTGGAATTGACGGATTCCCCAGCATGACGCCCAGGCGGTAGCATGCTTGGCGGTTTCCTTTAATGGACGTCCGCTTTCGTCGTCTGTTAGCCCGTCCAGCGCATAGCCGTCGACGTTTTTGGATATGTACTTGACGATATAACCCGTTGCGCTGCCGACGCTTTCATCGATCGGCTTCATTTCAAATCGTGGCTGTTTACCGTGGCTGCCGGCAAGTTCTTCGGCGTCTTCGCGCGTCGCGTAATCCCGCATGATCTCGCGCAGCGGCTCAACGTTTTCTGCTGTGGTGAACAGCAGGCCGTGCCAGTGCGGCGTTCCATCATGATGTGATTCGGCAACGCGAAGGCCAAACGCCGGGATATCCCTTCGCTTGAGTTCCGCCCTGATTTGTTGCCATACGCGATTTAGATAGCGCTGTGTCTTGCGTGGATTTGCTCCATTCCACTTGCTGTTACGGTGGCCGCTATAGCTGAACGCGTGGTAACTGGAAGGGGCTGTTAAGGTAAAAAAGCTGCCGGTAAACCCTTCCTGGGTCGCGACCTTTTCGAAACCGCCGATCCGGGTCATCAACTCGTTGCGGCGCTTTTCCGGGTTTGAAATGCTTTTATCGATTTGTTCTATGAGCGATATTCTTTCGCCGGTGTCCTGATCTTCCAGCTCTAGCTTGCTCATGATTGCGCGGCTTCGCTTACGGCGCTGATCCCATTCTTCAGCATGATGCTTGCTGCAATAGGGGGAAATACCCCGACGAACGTCACCAAAGGCAATGTGTAAATGTTCGCGCCACCGGATGGCATATTTACGCAGGTTGCGCTGCCAGTAGCGCGCATCTCGCATCTTTTGGACGGCTACCACTGCCTCATCTACCCATATAGCCTTTTTGGCAGATAGGGGCGGGTTAGCCTGGAACATTGCGGTAAGTGCTGATGCCTCCCGATAGAGCCGCATAGCCAGTTCCCGATCGCCTAACGCTCCCAGCGTTTCATTTACTTCACTCAACATCGCTGTCATGTAAATCGCAATATCCTGCGCCAACAGCTGAATATCTTCGTCGCCGAAGTCAGGAAGCCGATTGAAACGCTCAATCAGCCCGCGCAGGTGTGAAAAGTTATGGTAAAGCGCGTCAAGGTGCACAAAGGGCGGGAGATCTTCGCCATCGCCCTGAATAGCGTATGCATCGGTGACGCGGGTGATAATCGTCAGATCACGGCGAGCAATATCGCGCAGTTTCAGGCGGGCAATGTGCCGGCCTTTAGTGCTGTGAAAGTGGTTGATTCGGTCACTCAGTCGCCGACGAATAAAGCGCGGCAGTGGTGCCAGGGTGCGCTGTACCCATGCGCCAAACTCCTGCTCTTGAGCCAGCTCAACGAGATCAACAGAAGGAGTCTTGTCCACATGGATAGCCGCCTTGGGCTTATTCCATGCATGGGGGTAGTCAGAAACGTCCGCGCCGCTGCCAGGGTATGGCAACGGCGGTGATGGTTCATAGCGGCCGCGAATGGGTTTACTCACGCCCACGGCCACTCGTCTAAGTAAAACCACGGCGAGTTTTGCCACTTACGCGACAAAATATTGACCGATACCAGTGTTAAACCGCCAGTGGCATAGTTGCGCTTAAATACACACTCAACAGACTTGTCTTCGCCGCCGGCTAGGTCGTAGCTGAATATTCGCCCTTTCTGCGGATTTCTTCTGGTATGAAGAAGTCGCAGTGTCGCGCCTGCGGAAAGCTTGAACGCTGCGCGGATCAGCTCCTGTTGGCGGGCTGCATAGGTTTTCCCGCAACGACGGCCACCCCAGGCGAAGGCACGCACTCGATTGAGATGCGCCAGCACATGAAAATCTTGAATGTGATTGTGTTGGGGATTGAGGGCCGCAATGGCAGTAGCTACAGGTGTCTTCAGCATTTGAACGGGCCTCGCTCGATGCTCAACATCACATAACCCGGTTTCCACGGGTACAAATCGGTGACATGGGTAATCCGCACCCAAATGAATTGCCCCGAAAACCCTTCCAGTCCGTCGCAATCCTCAAGCCATCCATACTCGGACAAACACAGCAGATCTCCGGCGGCGTAACCCCGATCGTTGATGCGAAACTCCGCTTTTTTCTCACCGCTGACCACGGCCGCGAAATGTTCCGGTAAAATCTTGAGTTGATGCCTTTTCATGCGATTTCTCCCCCAATGATTTCTCTTTGGAATTGATGTAGTTGATGGCGCTTATGCAGCTGATTAAGTCGGCGCATCGTGCGAAAGCGTGGGCGGAACTGAAACTCTCTTGGAGCGTATTGGGCATTCACCTCATACAAATGGCCGTAGCTGTACCAGCGATTGCATGTCCATACGCCGTAACTTTTACCGTGCAGGGAAAAAACGAGGAGATGTTGAGTTGCTGTAATAACTTCCCCTTCATCCATTAGGCGGGTTAGACATATGTCCCAATCATGGCTAAACGGCTCTTGGTACATAGAAAATATGGTGTTGCCGATATGTTGCAAATAATCTTTAAGCATTGGCGGCCTCCAGAGCTGTGGCGCGATCCATCTTGTCGATTTCTGCAATAATCATTGCGGCACCGCGCACCAGATCATGGCGACGATTCACATCGCCGGCCGGCTTGAATGTTTCTTTCGGGAACGGCCAAAGGTTTCTTGCTCTTAGTCGGTAAGTTCCGACACGATTAAACCCTGCCCCGGACACTGCAAATGCCGCTCCCGCGAGAGCAAGCACGCCGTCGATGTAACCGTCATCGTGGGCATTGTCTCTGCCTTTATCTTGTTGGAGCTGGCGTTCTGCTATCACATCAGAGATAGCCTTTGTGGTTGCTAACGCACGGTTAGAAAGGATTTCAACGGCCATTTCTTGTACTTGCGATAACGAAAACTCGTCCGGGTTATCGAGGATGTGTTTCAACTGCTCAGTAGTTAAAGTCATGCTGTCGCCCTCATTGTTGCGATGATCTCGCCAGCTGTTGCACGGCTGGCAGCTTTGGCGCTGACAGAACGGCGTGCTGTGGCGGTGGTGATGGTGAAATCGGAGTACAGCGCCCGCGCGGCGTCGGTTTCGCTGTTCGAGGCTACAACGTGGCGGCCGCGTTTTGCCGCAATGCGCAGCATGCGCGCCAGCTTTCTCTGCTGTTCACTGGTAAAGCCGTCTGTGTGGTAGCTGGTGAAATTGGCAGTGGCGCTGGCCGGGATGTAGGGCGGATCGCAATAAATCACGTCGCCGGTCTGTGCCATCCTGATCGCTTCCTGGAATGCGCAGCACAGGAAAATCGCCTTTGTTGCCTGCGCCTTCTCAGAGAAAGCCCGGATCTCGTCTTCGGGGAAATAGGGCGCTTTTCGATGACCGAACGGCACATTAAACTCGCCGCGCAGGTTGTAGCGGCAAACGCCATTGAAGCCGTGGCGGTTCAGGTAAAGAAACTGCGCAGCGCGGTACAGGAAATTACTGTCGCAGCGCAGATTGAAATCGGCGCGTACAGCGTAATATCCGGCCTCGCTGGCGTGTTCCCTGAACAAGTTGCGCGCTTCGCGGATCAGGACGTCCGGCAGGTTTTTGGCGACGTTGTGGAAGTTGATTAGATCGCTGTTGATATCGCACAGCAGATAGCTTTCATAGTCGGTGTTGAGAAACACCGTGCCGCTGCCGACGAACGGCTCAACCAGCCGCTTTCCGGCTGGTAGGTGCTGGCGTAAGGTGTCGATAATGCTGGCTTTGCTGCCGAGCCATTTAAGGGCGGATCTGTTCATACAGCGCCCCTTCTGCGGAAATGTCGGCAACGGAGAAACCGATCAGTTCATTACCATCATATTCAGCGGCAATAACTTCAGGGAAAATCAGTGCATTAATGATGCCGATTAGGCCCACGACATAAGCGCCATCGGCGCGTTTTCCTACTGTAGCTGTAGTTAGCCCGGCGAAGTATTCCGAGCATTCAACGCGATGATCGACCAGCTCGGTGATTGCGTCGGTATCAGCTGTGAATAGTTGTCGGAGAGTATCGACGGCTGATTGAGCGCTTAGCGTAACGGGGGCTTTGCCTTCGGCCGCCATTGCCTTAATCACGCCGAGAGTGGTCAGGCAGTCTGAAAGAGCGCGATGCGGCGTTCCTTCAATAATGACGCCTTGCTGTTCAGCGGCGGCGGTTAACTTCTGCCATTTGTACCCGCCGCGCTCGCTTTTCTGGCCGTAAAACTCGGCATACTCATGCATGGCACATACGATCTGTGGCGTTACGCTAATTTTCGGCGTTACTTTCCAGATGCGATCTGTTTGCTCAAGCAGACGGATATCATATTCAGCATTGTAAATCGCAATAGTTTTTCCACTGATTAAGCTGCACAGCTGAGGGTTGACCTCCGGCCATGTTGGGGCATCTTTTACCATTTCATCAGTGATTCCGTGGATTGCGGTAGCCTCTGCTGGGATAGGTTTTGATGGTCTAACCAGCGTGTTCAACAGTACCTTTCCATGTGCGTCAATGACGGCTATCTCGATGATCTCGGCTTTATCGTCAAGGCCTGTAGTTTCCGTATCCAAAACCAGACAATTTCTGTTCAAACATTGCTGCGCTTGCTGTTGTGGTGTCATGTCTTACCCCTTGAAATGACGTGATTTTGCTTCTCTGGTAGCCTGGCAGTGCACGCAGGTGCTGACGCCATGAATCAGGCGGCGACGCTGCTCAGGGATGGGTGCTCCGCATTCTTCGCAGTGAAATGCAGAAGGCCCGCAAGGTTGCGGGCGGGCGTTTTTGATTTGGGCGTCAAGGATTAGCTGATGCCGTTCCTGTGCCATGTCGATTTGATCGGCCATTGGGCGTCCTTAGTCGTAATTGCGCAATTCAGGCGGCATGCACTGTTGATTAAACTCCCGGCAGCATCTGCACTGGCGGTATGCGAACCAACCCACGACCGCAAAGGCGAGGACAAACCAGACGGCGATTACAGCAATGAAGGTGTTCATTTCGCAGCACCTTCTTGTTGAGTGCCGACCTTTTGGCGGGCGGAAATCCAGCTTTTCAGCATGGAAAGGATTTGATCGCGGGTGGCGTTGTCGGCCTCAAGGCGTTCAATCCTCGTGCTCAACAACTCCAGAAGTTGCAGCCGTGAAACGCAGCGGGCATCCGCAAGCAACTTCATTAATTCGGCTTCGTTCATAAAAACCCCCTGAATTCAGGATGTAGGAAACCCGCCACCAAAAAGGCGGCATTTTTTATTTCGGGTGGTGGATATATTTCAGTAAGCGCTGAATGTGCCCACTGAAATATATGCCGGGTTTTAGCCATGCCCGGCGCATGAGAAGGTAATCGCCCGATCTAAGCAGCCCATTCTTTTGTAAGGACGCAACCGGATTTCATTACCTATCTGGGAGCACACCCCGGACGCCAATCCCCCACACGTTGATGGGAGGGTGCGCTCTCAGATAGGGCCGGGCTTTCCCGGCTCAGGTTGACTGTTCAACCGCTCGCGGGTGAGGAATATCGCCGTTGTTGCAGCGCATGATCAGACTGTCGATAACGGCGGCGTCCGGGGCGTGGCCGGCGGCTTCTGCTGTACTCAGCAGGCCAGTTAGGCCGATGCACAGGCGGAATGCGTAATCGTTCAGTGAAACAGCGCGTACAGCTGGCGCGATCGCCGTGGCGGCGTTGATGTTGTTGGCTTTGGCGTGGTACTGCGCCAGAAGGTCGCCCACTAATGTGATATATGCTTGTTTCATGCTGCCGCCTGGTGCTGGGAGTAAAGTTGGTCGATATAGCCGGTCGCCTGTGCTTGCGCATCGAATAAGCCATAAGACTGATCGCCTTGGCTTACTTCATATCTGGCTATTGGGTTAACGATAGTGCGCGGACGATAAGTGATAACAAAGCCGCGATAGCGTGAAGAGTTGCGGCTTATTTTGGTTATAGCGTGTTCAATTGGTTGCATGTTTCTGCCTCAACTGTTGGCTATTGCGTCTTTCAGCATGGCGACAAGGTTTACCTCGATCTTGTCCTTTGGGTTCGCTTTCGGACGAATGATTATCCGGCCATCCCTAACCATTCGCCGGCAGGTGCCGATCGGGATTTTCGTCATTTCGGCGTATGCTTCCAGAGCGACATAACCTGTAGGAACGGTGATGTTTATCGTGGTATTCGCCATGATTTACCCCGTTATTCCGCCTGGATGGATTCAATGCCGCGCAGATATACCAGGCGCGCCATGCTTGAAATAGAACGACTTTCTTTTGCTGCGATTGCTTCCAGCTCTGCACGCTCGGCATCTGATAAGCGCATAGGGATCGGGTTTTTTGCAGCAATTCCGCCAGGCAAACGTGAGCGCGGCGCATGATTGGCTTGTTTCATAGTGTTATATTGTGATCCACTAGTTATCTATGAATCACATTATTTGCAGAAATCTGCAAATAGTCAACAAGGAATTGCAGAAAAATGCAAACAGGTGACCGTTTACGCCAGGAGCGCGAACGCTTGGGGCATACACAAACAGCTATGGCGAAGATATGCGGGGTCGCATTTCGTACCTATTGCGACTACGAAGCCGGAAAAACTGAACCTAAAGCATCACTTTTTGAAGCCATCCATGCAGCCGGGGCTGATGTGATGTATATTCTTACAGGTCAAAAAATCCCTCCCCAGCAAATATCAACAGAAGAACAAAAGTTAGTAGAGAACTATCGCGCAATGGATGATGCGGCACGGTTAAATATGCAGGCGGTTAGCGATTCGTTCGCGCATTCAAAACCAAATAAAAAGGTAGAGGGACAATGAAATTATTTAACGCTCGGATAGCATATTTTTTAAAGTATGGTTTTTTTGTTTTCGCCGCAATTATGGCTATTGGTTCAAATTCCGCACTTGCTAACAGCTGGTATCAAGGTGGAACGCTACATGAGGCTAACGCTCTCACGTGGCAAAAGGCATCACAGCAAAATAAACTTGCAACCTGTGCTGACTTTATTGCAGGGCTATACAGCAAAAATTTATTATCAGATGACATAAGCCGAAAAATTAAATCGGTTGATGACTTCAAGCCTTATGCGGCTGAGTTAGTAAAACAATTAGATTCCGCTTTTAAGCCAGAACCGAAGAAAGCGGAAAATGAAAAGATGTTCGCTAACCAAACCGTTAAATCGACAGCGATGATGCTCATGATCATGATGAAATGGGTAAATACTAATGGCAGTTAGCAAACTTCCATCAGGCAAATGGTTATGCCAGTGTTTCCCTTACGGACGTGATGGAAAGCGCATTAGAAAGCAGTTCGCCACCAAAGGGGAGGCGCTTTCTTATGAGCGCCGCCTTTTGGCAAATAAGAAAGCTGTTGAAGTTGGGGATGGTGCGGTCAAATTGGCCGATCTGATCCAGCGCTGGTATGACATGCACGGAAAAACGTTGACGTCCGGAGAGTCTCGGCTTTCGAAGCTTCAAGCTATCTGCGAACGCCTTGGCGATCCGTTGGCGCATGAAGTCGATAAGAATATGTTTGCTGTATACCGTGAACGCCGGCTAGCTGGTGAGTGGCTGGCAAAGGGGCGCAAAGCCATTAAAGAGGCAACGGTAAACCGAGAGCAATCATACCTGCACGCGGTGTTTTCCGAGTTGAAGCGATTGGGTGAATGGGAAGGCAATAACCCCCTAGATGGCATTCGCCAATTTAAGGAGGGTGATCAGGAATTATCTTTCCTTTACCCCGATGAAATTAAGCGCCTGCTGGCAGCCTGTGACGAGTCGGATAATAAAAGCCTGGGTATCATTGTCCGTCTCTGTTTAGCAACCGGTGCGCGCTGGGGTGAGGCTGAATCAATGCGGCAATCTCAGGTTCTACCTGGCCGCGTGTCTTTCATTAACACGAAAAGTAATAAAAACAGAACAGTTCCAATATCAAAACGGTTGCAGGATTTGCTGCCGAAAACGCGTGGTGCACTTTTCAGCACATCATATGATGCGTTTAAGCACGCGCTTAAGCGGGCGGGTATCGAGCTACCAACGGGTCAGCGTACTCACGTCCTGCGGCACACGTTTGCAAGCCATTTCATGATGGGTGGCGGCAATATTTTGGTGCTTCAACAGATACTCGGTCACAGCACGATTATGATGACAATGCGATATGCACACTTCGCCCCCGATCATCTTGAGGCAGCTTTGACGCTGAATCCATTTGATAAGATTTCTGGCGAAAATGGGCCTGAATTAATGGCAGCAGAAGCGCACAACGCGTCATAATGCTCAACGATGCGCATTTTTAACCTACTGATTAAGCTTAACTTATTGAAATGAAAAGCATATGCTAGCTTTTTAAAATCCCTCGGCTTATGGCTGTGCGGGTTCAAGTCCCGCCCCGGGTACCAGGGAACGAAAATACCGAATAATCAAAGCAATAAGTAGTAATGTCGTAGACCGCCGAGAGGCGGTTTTTTTGTGCTCTAAATCACCTTTCAGAACATCTTCAGAAGATGCTTTCAGAAGATAAAATCTGAAAGCAGCATAAATATTCATCATTTCTGATTGCCAACCACTGGCACTATTTTCACTTTGCGGTCATAGATTGCCGTCTGGCTCGCGTTTTTGTGGCCTGAGATCGTCTGCTTATCCGTCAGAGAACCGTCCAGATCAGAAATACCTTTCGCCTTCAGGTCGTGGTATGTGAAGTCGAAATCCATATCGGGATTTTCAGCAATTGCCGCCAGCTTTGCATTGCGCCATTGGGTATTAAATCCATCGCGCGTGTAGCGGTTGCCGTTACGCTGGTGGATCACGTACACGCTGGAAATTCCGTCTTTGATTGGCAGCGTGTCAGCCAACGTTACCGCGGCACGTAGTCGGTTTGACCAGGCCTTGATCTGCTTAGCGCCTGTCTTGCCCTGGCGGATAAAGATCCCAGGCTCTAGGATCTGCGAACGACTTAACGAAAGCACGTCAGCCTGCCGGGCGCAGCACAGATAGGCGATCTCCATTGCAACTTTCACAGTATCAGGGGCGACCGCATAGACTGCATCGTATTCAGCGTCGGTGATATAGCGCTCGCGAGACTTCTCCTTAAATTGCCTCACCCCTTTACAGGGATTTCCTTTCACATATCCGCGCTCGTAGCTCCAACCGAACACCCGCGACATGAAGGTTTTTTCACGGTTTGCCTGCGTCTTACTTTTTATCCCGCGCTTATCCATGTATTTTCTTATGTGCTCAGGCTTAATATTGTTCGGATCCATTTTCCCAAATACCGGCATAACTTTTTTGGCGTATTTCTGGTAATCCTTCTGCGAGTCGAAAGCTAAGTCGGTAAACTCTGCAGAGTTGAGGAACCTGTCGGCCAAGGTCTTAAATGTCGCCTTGTCTTCTTTCTGGCTGATAAATTTCTCGTATGCCATCCAGACCGCGGACTGTGTCGCATCGAGAGGGCAGAGCTTTATAGTCCTGCCGTCAGGGTGTTTGAACTCGTAGGCGGACCGGCCGCGAGATACGCGCGACGGCATCCAGTTATCCGCGGGATTTTTGCGCTTGCCGGCCATTTACATCGCCTCGAAATCTGGTTCTTCCGCCACAGGTTTTGGCGGTTCATTACGGTATTTTACGGGGTTAAGGAAATGACCCCATGTTGTTTTTGGGTGACCGTCAGGGCGTTCAATAAAAAATATCCCAGCCCGGCGGAGAGCGTCACATTGTTTCGACTTATAATGGTGACCGGTCAACTCAATCATCTCTTCTTTCGTAATTATGTCGTGGTCGTTTCGCATGGTCTTTCCTCGGTTCAATCATCCAGGCTATTGCGTCGTCGGTCACACGACACGCCCGGGTGATATCGTCATCGCTCAGCGTCGCTTTTCTGACGCTGGCAGACAGCCGGCCGATCTTGATGTCGAAATCAGAGAGTAGGCGGGCGCCTTGTTGCCATGGTTGCATTGCTGTTCCCCGTTGTGTGGTTTCAAACAATGCAAACATGGCGGTGGTGGTTATTTCTGATTTGGCGTAATCGGTTTTTTAAAGGCCTGTTTCTCGCGCTTAAACCGCTCGGTGTTCGGGAAGTCAAACACCAGCTCGCTGCGGCTTTCGACCCAGATGGTGCCGGTTGTGCCGTCGGAAAACTGCACGCGCACCGCGTCGCCTTTGGCCAGGAACATTCTCAGCATGGGAGATCCTCAGTATTGGCCCCGTTGCCGGGGCCGGGTGATTACCGCACCTGCAGCGATGGCTCGCCGATTTCGATATGCGCGCCTTTGACCTCTACGCCGTTTTCGATCGCCTCTTTGATGGCTTTCTTGTCCGGCGCTACCACGGTTTGCACAGTCACCAGTTCATCCGGTAGCAGGTCGGCATTGTCGACCACCACGCTGGCAGAGCCTTTGCGCGCCGTGAACGTATTTGCGGTGGTTTTAATGGAGCCCTGGCCGCTGGCCAGCAGGCACGCCAGCACATACTTGCGGATCGACTTGGCGCGGTTCTCGAATGATTTTTTGCGGTCGGTCAGGCGTTTGATTTCCGCCGCCAGCGTGTCGGCTTGCCCCTCGATATTGCGAACGTGGATAAAAGCCGCGTCCAGTTTGTCGCCGAGCGCCCCCTCGATACCCTCCAGCGTGTCGGCGATCATCTCCGGCGTCAGATCGTCGGAGGTTTCGATCAGCTCCTGAAACTTGGCGTAATCAGCTGCTAATGCAATGGCGTTAATGCTCATGATGCTTTCTCCTCGGTCAATGCGGCGATGCGTTCATCTTTCAGTGCGGTCAGGCGGCGCAGGCGGCCGGCCAGGTATTGGGCAAACTCTTTATCGCCTTTGCCGTCGGCGGCCTTGCGATGGGCTTCAATCTCACGGGCGACAGATCCGTGAACCTTGGTCGCCTCATTGGCTGTAACCGCACCCTTGAGGGTCTCGGCGACTTTCGCCAGATGCTCGTCCAGTTCTTCGCGCATGCGGGTTACACCCTCGGCTTTCTCGCTGGCGTTCTTGAGCGCGAACTCTGCATCGTTCTCTTGGCGGTAGGTCAGATCGTCGTACAGGCCGAGGAACACGTCGGCGGAGAAGCCGAGTTGTGACAGGGCTTTTTTGGTGGCGTCGGTGAGAGACTTTTTCGGCGCTTCACCGTCGCTGAGTGGCCCGTTTTTGCTCTTGTAAACGTATGGCGTGCAGCCATAAGCGATCACCTCGCCAGCCTTACCGCTGTGCTTGTACCACAGGCGGATTTTCACGGTGTGGTTTACCTCACACAGATAACCGCCGGCGCCGTTCGGAATGATCTCTTGAATAAAGCTCCCGTCCTGCTGCTTCACCGATCGCATGATTGGAGCGCCGTTATCGAAACGCTCTTCGATGATTTCTACACCCCAGTTAATGCCCTGTGGCCCGAATACTTTGGTGGCCTGCATCACCATGTATGTGCCGTTGATCGATGTGCCGCCGCCGTTATTGCTGAATGCCTTGGTAAACTTGGCATCGGTCTTATAAACGCGATTCCAGATGCCGAGGTTGTCGCCATCCTCCGCCGATTGCTCAGCGAGTACCTGCTCAACCTGCGCGGCGCGCTGCTGGAAATCGTCGGCTTTCAGCTGCCGCGCCAGCGCTTCGGCGCGGTCGGCGTTTTCTTCCGCCTGCTGCAGTTGCGGGGATTTCTCCGCCGGCGCGTTGGCGTAAACGCTATAGCCCATCTGATCCAGTTGCTGCTTGGCCTGCACAGCCGCGGCGTCGGTAACCTGCTGCTGCGCTACTTCCGTTTTTTCACCCTGATTTGAGGCGGCAGATTGCGCCGTGTCTGGATCCGCATGCTGCTGCTCACCGCTGCCGATCAGACCTTCGATAGAGAAGCGGCCGCCGCCGAGATTTTCCACTGATACCGGTGGAGGGTTCTTGCCGTATGAATCCAGCTCTGGGCATGCAGTGTGACCAGCAAGACGGGATTTCACAAAGTGCAGGCGTTCGGCGTCGTCGCTGATCAGCTTGAGGTTTTTCAGACCGTCAGAAATGATGCCGTGGCGCACGTCTGTTTCGACGTTGAGAATGCCGACGATCACCCGCAGCGTTTTGTCCCACGCGCGCCAGGCGTTATCGCGGTTGGCGATAATCTCTTTAGCGTTCTTCACGTCGGCCGCTTTTGCCTCTGCAGGATTAACGCCCATGATCGATAACGCTGTGTGCATGCTCAGGGTGTTGTAGTCGGCCGCGCCGCCGGCATTGTCGGTGCTGGTGCTGGTGCTGGTGCTGGTGCTGGTGCTGGTGCTGGTGCTGTTCTGCGTGAGGTTTTCGCGATCGTCAGGCTTGTCGACCCAGGCCTGCGCGAATGCGGTGGTGGCTTCTTCGGTCGGCATGGCAGTAGTATTTTGGAACAGCGCTGAAACCAATTTATAGACGGATGCGGGGTACATGGCGCCGACAGCGGGAACCGATACTAGCCCGTTGATCACCGCGCGCATGCCGGTATCATCTGGCGTTTCCTCGTCATTGAGCAAATCCACAACCAGCGATAACTGGCTATTATCGATCTCAGCATCACCGTACATCACAACGGCGGCGATCCGAACGTTGGCAGGTTGCGCCATCAGGTCGATAGGCCCGGCCGGCAATTCCGGCTCTGGCTCTTTTGGCGTCCACGCGTTGCCGTCGAACACGTTCTCAGCAGCAAACTTTTCATCGAACTGGCCAATAGCTGGGCGAGGGTGCCCGGTCTGATCTTCCACGGTTTTCGCCCCGAAAAAGTTATCAACGCTTTCAGGGTATTTTTCGTAAAGCTTGCCGATCGCGATACCCTCGGCCGCTTTCTTGTTCGGCGCATCAAGCGCGATCACCAGCGCCACCGCGCCGTTAACCAGAGCCTTTTTCTTTGGCTCAAAAAGTGAAATGTAGATAGGCATTTTTGGTCTTTCCTCTGTTAAAAATCGGCGCTGGTCAGGCGCCGGGGTGATTACTTCCCGCTTTTAGCTAAGCGGATCGCAGTTTTAATTCCAGCCTTTGGGAAGCGAGCAACTTTGAATTTACCCTTCACCGCATTGGCGTAGACCATGCCAGTTGATGGGTAAAATTCAACGCGGCGCACGCCACCGAGAATCGTGATGTGCATAGTCCCGCTGCCGAAGTCACCGTTGTTTTCGTGCTCAAAAACAGACAGGCCTTCGGAGATCACTTTGTCGATAATTGCTTTAATTTCCATAATTAAATCTCTCGCGCGCTACGGCTTTCACGTTGTCGCAATACCAGCTGTAAAGCTCACGCTGGCGCTGCTGCAGGGTGTCGGAGGCGGTGCCGTCGATATGGGTGAAAACCTCGATCGCCTCGTCGGAATAGCCGTGCGTCGCCGCTGCTTCGAATTGGTCGCGCTGTCCTGCATCATCATGGCGTTGCCACAGCGCCAGCTCTGCGCTCAGATTGTGGGTTTCGATATCCATGGCCGCGCCCTCAGTACGGGAGTTCGTCGGCGTCGACAGGGCAGTGCTCAATGCAAAGCAGCTGCTGCACCTGATCGTCGATCTCGGCAATGCGTTTGTAAGTGGCGTCGGCCAGACGGGCTTTTTCCAGCTGCAACGCTTCAACCTGTTTCCCGATGATGTCGATCGGTTCAGGCTGATTAACGTCGATGTGGATTGTGCGGGTTTCCAGCAGCACGTATTCCGGGTACTGAGACATGTCCATGGTGAACACAGAGATTTTCTCTTGCATGTACTGGCTAACGTTCGCGTGGATAAACAGCGTGACGGGTATCTGTAGTGCTTTCATAGCGACTCCTGATATAATCGGAGCTGATCAGTAGCTCCATGGGTTATTGGTCTTTCCTCGATACAGGGTTGGTCCCCTGTATCATTCCCGGTTGCTTTGGTCGGCGCCGGGGTAAAAGAACCCGCTTCGGCGGGTTTTTTTACGTCTGGTGGTTGCCGGTCTTTCCCGACTGTCAGAGCTGGTCAGGCTCCCGGTCTTTCCTCAATTTGCTGGGTGAAAAAATTGCCCCGGCGCGCGGGGCGAAAGACTACACACAGCAATGTCTTTCGGGTTGTGGTGGCCGAGAACAACGCCCCGAAGTTACGACCACCACGTTTAAATCCTTTGCCGCGTATCGCCCGGCTGGCGGAACATTTCTGAACAACCGCTGCAGGGTTAGTGCGCTGTTGATGGAATGAATATTAGTTTTGAGCATATTCAAGGTCAAGGAAAAAATAATACTAAAAATAATATTTTTGTTAGGAGTTTGAAAAATAAGGATAAAAAAATCCCGGACGTCCGGGATTTGGAGGGGTTACTGCTTTCTTGCTGCGAGAAGTTCTTCGAATAGACGATCAAAGCCTTTGGTTTTTTCTTTTAATTCAGATAAATGCCGATCTTTCTCGCTTTGCGGTAGACGCTCATACAGGTCTATGAGTTCTGAATATTCAGGCTTAAGTAATCTCCAGCCAGGGGCCGCGTAATCCTCGGTATGAGATCCTGATTTCCTGACGTAATTCATCATTTCAGCCAGGTCGGGGCGGATATCCTCCGGTTTAACACCAAGAAGAGCGGCAAACTTCAACGTGGCATCTGTATTTAGCGGTATGTTTCCGTTCAGGTAATGGCTAACTGTAGCCTGTGTGCTAAATCCAAGGGCGTCCGCCGCCTTCTCCTGGGTAAGGCGCAGGGTAATTTTTTTCTCGTCCCAAATCCTCTTGAGGCGACTTGCTGCCTCGATCTCAGCAGCGTCAAGCAGTGTCTTTTTTCTCATATTGCCAATGTTATTCGCAAAATTAATTATCAGCCAATCGCATTACTATTGACACATGGATATTATTAAAACTAATATTCGAGTAAGCCATAGACACTAGGAGCCGATCATGGATTTAAAGTCCTTTTTGAAAGATTCGGGCGTGAAGCAGAAAGAATTCGCCGCGCTCGTTGGTAAAACCCAAGGGTATGTAAGTCGCGTTGCAACGGGGGAATGCTTGTTGGGTGGCCCGGCAGTTTTGATATGGGCAGCAGCAACAAAATTCCAAGTTACACCTCACGACTTGCGACCGGATATTTATCCCAAACCGACAGATGGTTTGCCTGAACAGACAGCAGCTTAACAACCAACCCCACCGAAATCTGATTATGCGTAATCGGGTTCGAGCGACAGGAGACGCGAAGTGGAAAACATCGAGAAACTGAAAAACGAGATCGTGGGCTGGGCGGCGGAACAGGGGCAGGAACATGTTGCCATCGAGATCACCCGCGCATGGTTCCAGCTCGGCGCCGATGGCGGTCGGGTTCGGCTGTATCCGATCGAAGATGAAACCGGCGCCGCAGACTGGCGAGCGATCAACACCAACCGGCAGGCGATTTTCCGCCACATGCGCAGCGAGTCGAAAGCCGCGCGTGAGAAGGTGCAGGAGCTGGCCGACGCCATGCTCGCTGCGCTGCCGGCGGAACGGCGCGCCCGGCTGGCTGGCCCGACTCAACAGTATTTGCTTTCGGTGGCCATACGTGAATTTGCCGCCGCGATTATCGCAATCCTGCTTGGCGCCTGTGACACGCCGCAGCGCATTGCCGGCGCACTTGTCGCCCTGCAGGAAACCCAGCGCCTGACCAGCGCCGCGTAAAAACTTTGTACCGAGGAAAGACCAATGCAAGCCAACCACATCACATACCGGAACGGCTGGCGCCTGAATGGCATGCCCGCCGACGCCGCAGAAATCAGACCGATATTTGAAGATCGCCAGGCTGCCGCGCATGCCGTCTGGGAACAATACGAGCAGGGCAAGGCTGCGCTGCGTGAAGAAAACTTATCGCCGGAGCAGTACCAGGACGCGTGCCGCCAGCTTGCAGACTCTCTGGGGATCTGATCATGAGCATGGAACTGATGGTGCGGGCCATGAAAATCAAAGTTGGCAACCCGCTGCGCAAATTAGTGCTGCTGAAACTGGCCGACAATGCCAGCGATCAGGGTGAATGCTGGCCGTCGGTGCCTTACATCGCTGAGCAGTGCGAAATCTCCGAGCGCTCGGTGCAAAATCACATTCAGCAGCTGGTCAAAGATGGGCTGGTGCGCATCGAAAAACGCCTGGCTGAGAACGGACTTAATCGCTCAAATGTTTACCACATCACCTTATCTGGCAGTGGTGCAAATCCTGCACCCTATGGTGCAGCTCCTGCACCAGGTGGTGAATCTCCTGCACCAGGGGGTGGTGCAGCTCCTGCACCCAGAATCAGTCAGTATTTTGAACCAGTCAATGAATCACCCCCTAACCCCCTAGAGGGGGACGACGCTGGCGCGCCGGATAAGTCAAAAATTAAATATCAGGACGTGGCTGACGCCTACAACGAAATCCTTGGTGATCGGCTGCCGAAGGTGCAGGAACTGAACGACAAGCGAAAACGCCAAATCAAGCGCCTGCTGGGTGAGCTGCATGAACCGACCCTTGACGCGGTGAAAGCCTACCTTGAAACGTTCGCCGACACTGCCGGACCGTTTTACTTCGGCGACAACAACCGCGGCTGGCGCGCTGGGTTCGATTACCTGCTCCGCTCCGAAGTGCTGGTTAAAACCCGCGAGGGTTCGCTATGACGCCGCAGGAGATGGAAGCGACCGTGCTGAGCGGCCTGCTGGTTGGCGGTGCCATACCTGACGCGCTGGACGTAATTGCGACCATGCCCGAGGACGCTTTCAGCATCCGGTTTTACCGCGAGGCCTACCGGGAAATTAAAAAACAGGCGCTGACGCACGGTGTGATCGACGTGGTGCTGATCAGCGAGGCGCTCGGCGGCGATAGCCTGGCTTCGCTGGTGGAAGTCAGCCGCATGCCAGGCACGCTGGCCAACCTGAAAGGCTTCGCGACGCTGGCAACCAAGGGCTGGCGCAGCCGCCAAATGGCCACGCTGCTGCAAGATGGCGCCGATAGCATCCGCAACGCCAGAAACCAAGAGCAGCGCGACGCGGCGATCCAGTCGGCAGTAAGCAAGCTGATTGAAATGTCTGCCGATACCGGCGGCGTGGTGCCGGTGCACCTGGGCGAGCTGCTGGGCGGTTACATGGACTTGATGGATCGCCGCATGAATGGCGACGCTGAAATGCGCAACCTGCACAGCGGCATTGCTGAGCTGGACGCGATTACCGGCAGCTGGAACCCGCAAGATCTGATCGTTGTCGCCGGCCGCCCGGGTATGGGTAAAACCGAATTTGCGTTGAAGGTGATCGAGGGCGCTACGCGCGACGGCGGCGGGGCACTGATTTTCAGCATGGAAATGGCGGCGCTGCAGATGGTAGAGCGTTCAGTTGCCGGGGCCGGAAACCTGTCCGTGTCGAAGCTGCGCAAGCCGGAATCGCTCTGTGACGAGGACTGGGGGCGGATACACACGGCGCTCGAGGTGCTGAACAACCGCGACATCTGGATTGTTGACGCCACCGATCTCAACGTTGACCAGATCCGCGCTATAACCGAAACGCACAAACGCCGCTACCCGCACTTGGCGGTCGCCATGGTCGATTATCTGGGCCTGATCGCCAAGCCCAAAGCAGAGCGCAATGATCTGGCCATGGGCCATATTTCCCGCAGCCTGAAAACCATGGCCATGCGGAGCAAAACGCCGGTGCTGGCGCTGAGCCAGTTATCGCGGAAAGTCGATGATCGTCCGGTCACCGCCCGGCGGCCGACAATGTCCGACCTCAGCGAGTCCGGCAGGATTGAGCAGGACGCCGACAGCATCGTGTTGCTGTACCGTGACGGGGTTTATAACCCGGACGGACCGGCGGCGCGCTACGCAGAAATCATCGTTGGTAAAAACCGATTCGGCCCCTGTGGCACAGTTTACCAGGAGTTTAAAAACGGCCACTTCGTCGCCTGCGATCAGGTAGTGGCAGAGGAGGCAACCCGCATTCAGAAGGAGGCACAGCAACCCAAACCGAAAGAACGACGTTACGCGACAAAGCCATTTTAACCGGCGCCTGACCAGCGCTTGAACGACCAAACGAGGAAAGACCATGAGCACTATCAACGAAATGATCCGCGATAAGCGGTTTGTGATGGATGACGGCTGCGACCACTTGCCGGCCATCATGGACAGAATCAACCAGGCGGCCAGAGCCCGTTCTCGCGCGCCGTACTGCCCACCTCCGAAACCCCAGCGCGTCGCCCGGCCGGCAGCAGAATCCGGCCCGATCGTCAAAATCGGTGACCGTATCAGCTACGGCCGCCGGGTGATGACCGGTATCTACGAGCTGCAGCGCCTGGGGCGCTCTCCCGAAAGCATCGCGCTGATGCTCCGCATGCCCCTCGATCGGGTGCTGCACATCCTGAAGCCTATAACGGCCGTACGCCGCGAGATACAGAAAAGCGTGGCAAGTGGGTTACCCCCACGCGAAAAAGACGTCATGCGCCGTCTGGCGGCCGAATCGAGGGCATAAACCATGGCCGGGCAATCGGACTATCTACCGCCCGGCCTGCCATTCAATCGAGGCGCCTGGACGCAGGAACAACGCGATTTAGAGCAGTTCGACCTGCGCGCCTGTGGCCTGGTACGCGATTTATTCGCGAGGAAGATCACCCGCACCAAGGTGCTGGTGGCGATTGAAGAGGCGCCGGAGCAATACCGGGAACATTTCAGAGCACGCCTGAATTACTGGCGTGATCGCAGAGAGGGTAAGGAACAATGACACATTTCAAAGGCTGGGCGATCAACAACCCGTGGGCGGCGCTGTTCTATGCATGCGCGATTTTCTGGGTGGCAGTAGCGGCGGCCGTCGCTTTGGCGGTGCTGTTATGAACGTTAAGTTGACAGAGATAAAAAACAACGGCACCCCATGGCTCAAAATTCCAGCAGATGGAAGCCAGATAAAGTTCACAGGAAACGCAGATGAGGCGGCAAAGGAGTTTTTCAACGCCCTGATTCGAGTGCGTGACGGATATATCTCAGCACTGAAGGCTGAGCGCGATGCGCAGCAGAAACGAGCCGATGCGCTGGCTGTGGAGAATGCGGCGCTGAAGTCTAAAGCCGCCGAGCTAGTGCATGAAGCATCTGAAGTCTACTCGGCATACAACGCCACAATCAAAGATCCAGACGGTAACTTCATGGATATGCAGACGCTGTATGAAATGAAGTGTATCCAAACCCCGACCACTGACGCAGCACTTGCAGCTATCCGGGCGCAGGGAGTGGAGAAGCTCATCAAGCTGAAGATGGAACAGCTTGCCAACATGCATCCAGACACCCACGCATTTGGCGCTACAGCCGAGTCTCTACGCTCTCAGATTAACGAGTTGCAAGCATTCGCAGCCGCACTTCGGGAGGCCAAATGAAAGAGCGCCCAGTGATGCCAGCACTCGAAGGCAAAAGCATTCTCGACATGTGCTGCGGCTCCCGCATGTTCTGGTTAGACAAACAGGACGAACGCGCGGTGTTCATGGATAAGCGTAGCGAAAAACATACTCTTTGCGATGGCCGTCCACTGGTGATCTCCCCTGACCTGATCGCCGACTTCACCGCGCTGCCTTTCGCCGATTGCACCTTCCCGGTTGTCGTGTTCGATCCGCCGCACCTGGAACGCGTCGGCCTCAACGGATGGCAGGGAAAAAAGTACGGGAAGCTCGACCGCGAAACATGGCGCGATGAACTGCGCGACGGGTTCACTGAAGCTTTTCGCGTGTTGCGGCCACACGGCGTTCTGATCTTCAAATGGAACGAAACCCAGATACCTGTTAGCCAAGTCATCGCTCTAACAGACGAGAAGCCGGCTATCTGGCAACGCACAGGTAAGGGTGACAAAACGCACTGGATTATCTTCGTGAAGGGGTCTGGCAATGGCGAATGAACTGAAGCCTGGCTTCATCACCGGCACCACAAATCATGATGAGGTGCCTCATGTCCGCTGCGCTATCTGCGATGGATATTACAAGGCAGATGAGCCCGAAGATCATCAATGTGTGGAGCCAGAAACCGCAACCTGTCCAGGGTGTGGAAAGCATGGAGAGTCGAACCAAAAAGACGGCGGGTTCTACTGCTACGGCAGTGACCGTTGCTGTCCATAGACCCAGGAGAAAGCACAATGAGCAAGACACAGATGCAGTATGCCAACCGAGCTTGGCGTAAGGCTACCGCCAATTGGGGCATGAACAAAAAGGCACATCGCGACTTTTGCCGCGAGAACGCAGCGATAACCGTAGATGTTCATACCTCCGAGGGTTTCGACCTATTTCTGAACCAGGACGATGCCGATTATGCGGTGCGCGAAGAACTAACGTACTGGGGTGATTGATGGACAATAAGCTGAGCGAACTGAGCAAGCCGGTTGCAGAAATTAAATGCCACGAAGACTTATCACTGAGCATTGTTAACGTGCGAGATGGATTCAGTCTTGGGCGTCATCCGGTCTACTCGCAAGAGTACGTCTCCGCCCTGCAACACGAATCCGCGGTTAACTGGGAAGCGGCAGCATCACTGAATGTTGAAAACCAGGAGCTGAAAAAGCGCATCACCGAGCTGGAAGCCGTTAAAGCAGACGCATCTCAGGTCTTCAAAGAAATCGGCAACGAACTGGGCTGCAATCCCGACAACGAGTCGATCATGATGGCTATCGATGCACTGAAAGCGCCGGAGGGTGGCAAATAGCATTACAGGTGGCATTCACTGAGTGCCACCGATAATGCGATAATTAATCTGTGGCTAGATCCCCGAAAATCGGCCTGCCACAGCTAATATTAACGAGCAAACAGGAGGGGTGTTTTGGACGAATTTAAAAGCCAGTGGATTAGTGTTGATGCCCGTCTTCCTGAAAACCAGAAAGACAGATGGTCGAAAGATGTAATCGCGCTCAGTGATTCCGGGGATGTATTCAGGCTGGCCTGCATGGGTGGGTACTGGCAAAGAACCAAGGCGTTTATAGAATCAGGCTCAACCAAGATAACTCACTGGATGCCACTGGTATATCCAGATTAAGAATAGGTCGCTATGGCGGCCTTTTTCATTCCAACGACGGCATAAAGTGATTTGGCTTTTGTTTGACGCGCCACACAAAACCACTGTACGCATAAACAGTATTTTTGTGTCATAATCTTCCCGTGAGATTTGTTGTGCCAGGGAGTAAACAAAAATGATTATAGAACAAGAAATTATAAACAATTTACCATCTGACGGGCGCGTGCTGTTGAGGTGTGAAGGAGGCCGAATAACGAGCGCGCGAAAACTGCGAGATAACGAGCACGTGGCATCACTTAGCGCGTTGATTGATATAGCTAAACAGTCTGGTTATTCGGTTGTTTCACCGGACGGTATTGCGCTATAATTAGTGGGCTGGACTGAACACCCAGCACACCATAAATCTGAACAACTGCTGCGCTACTGGAGAGCACCCAATGGCGCAGTATTCGTTTGTAAAATCCGCAGGAAATTTGTTAGTGCCGGCCACTCCGGACGCGATCGAATTCCTGAAAACCAAAGTGAAGATCGGCGCCGTCCTGTCTGCCGATTTTAGCCAGGCTCGCAACCCGGCATTTCACCGTAAATATTTCTCCCTGCTGAATCTCGGCTTCCAGTATTGGGAACCGACCGGCGGAGCCATATCGCCGACCGACAAAGAGCTGATCACAGGTTACGTGAAATTCCTCGCGTATTACGCCGGGAACGAAAGCACGTTGCAGGCAGCCGCCGACGAGTATCTGCAGGATGTGGCAGAAAAGCGCGCTGGGAATATCAGCGCCGCAAAATCGTTCGAGGCATTCCGTGCCTGGGTAACGATCCAATCTGGCCATTACACCGCATACCAGATGCCGGATGGCAGCGAGCGCAAAGAACCACGCAGCGTATCGTTCGCCAAAATGGACGATATCGAGTTCGCCCAGCTCTACAAAGCCACAATCGACGTGCTCTGGAATTTCATCCTGTTCCGCCCGTTCCCTAATCAGCAGGCTGCAGAAAACGCCGCCTCCCAACTGCTCAGCTACACGACGGCATAGGGGGAACTATGGCGACCAAAGACGAAAAGCAATGGTTATCCGACGTGGCAGATCTTGGCTGCGTAGTCTGCCGCAATCTGGGTTACGGACCATCCCCTGCAGAAATACACCATATCCGCACAGGACAGGGAACAGCACAGCGCGCCACCCATAAGCAAACCCTCCCATTATGCCCACCACATCACCGCACTGGCGGCCACGGTGTAGCCGTACACGCAGGAAGGAAAACATGGGAGAAAAATTACGGCACTGAGCTGGAATTGCTCGATCAGGTTAATCGGGAAGTGGAGGAATTGCGCGAATGCAGAATTTAATCCTATCCCTAAGACCAGCAGGAAATAGCGAAAAGTCACAGGGCGCCCAGCGGTTGAAAAGAATAAAATCCTGTTTGGCTCATCTTCTTGCAATGGCCGGCGGCGTGTTCGTCTCTCTCTATGCTCGCGCACGCGCGCGTTTAGGGAGCTGATCATGCCGCTCGTCGCAACATTCCGCACAGACTGGTTTCGCGTAATTACCGATATCAACCGCACCCGTATGGCAACGCAGAGCATCGCCGAGGAATTGGGCGTGTCGAAATCTGCCGTTCTCGGCTGGAAGTCGGGATCTGAACCGCGTCACGGCGACGGGGAGGCGCTGATCGCTCTCTGGTGCCAGGCGACAGGCTCAGACCGTGGCAGCCTGCCGACGGTGCTTTACCGGCAATGGTGGACGTTTAAGCGCCCGGTAATTGGTCGGGAATCCGACCGCAAGCAGGGCAGACAATGACCGCTCAACAATCCAAGGAGTAAACGCAATGGCTCGACCACGTAAAAATCTCGAGGTGCCTGGACAGGAAAACCAACAGCCGAAAGAAAACGCCACTGACGCGGTGCTGTTGAATTCTGTCGTGCAACAACCAGCAAACACGCCTGAACAGCTGAACGACGCCACCGCTGGCGCAACGGTGATTACCGCAGGCGATGACAAATCGGCGATTGTGCAGCAGCGCGTCGCAAAGCTGCTCGACGGCGCAGCACTGGAAGAGCGCAACGCGATTCTTTCCGGGCTAAACGAGCGGGGCGCCGCCGTTATCGCTCGATTTGAGGCGCTGGAGTTCCTTGACGCTGACGATCGCAGCCTGACCGACAACCTTGAATTCATCACTCTGGTGAAGAAGGCCACCGACGTGGCTACCGGCGGCGCTGGCCCGATGGTGACGAACGAAGAGGGCAAGAAGCAGCCGGCACCGGGCAAACCTGTTTTAACCGAACACGGCTGGCACGTACCAGGCTAAGGAAATCGCGATGTGTGGATCGACACCGAAAGTTGTTCAGAGCGACCCGCAGGCCGAGGCAGACGCAGCAGCCGACGCCGCGGCTAAAGCCTCAAACGCCGACGCGGCAAGCCGCAAGAAGCGCAAAAAGGGCTCGTCATTGCTGGCCAGTGGCGCACAGGGCGCGGCCGACTCCGGCGACTCGCTGCTCGCAAGCGGTGCGCAGGGCAAACCAACGCTGGGAGCGTGATTGATGGACGACACCGCCGCAAGGCTGATTAAACGCGTGAACACGCTCAAAGCCACCCGGCAGATGCATGAAAGCGTCTGGCGGGAGTGCTACGACTACACGTACCCGCTGCGCGGCGCTGGCTTTTCGTCTGAGGTGCTGGACGCTCAGAGCGCTAAGCACAAGGTGGCCAAGCTGCTAGACGGCACGGCGACCGATAGCTCGCGCATGCTGGCGTCCGCTCTCATGTCCGGCATGACGCCGGCAAACGCGCAGTGGCTGAATCTCGACAGCGAATCCCTGCCGGACGACGCCAAAGCGTGGCTTTCTACCTGCGCAACGCTGGTGTGGGAAAACATCCATGCGGCCAACTTCGACGCTGAGGGCTACGAGGCAAATCTCGATGTGGTGTGCGCTGGTTGGTTTGTGCTGTACGTCGATGAAGACCGGGACGAGGGCGGCTATTCATTCCAGCAGTGGCCACTGGCGCAGTGCTACGTTGCATCGACCCGCAAGGATGGCATTGTCGATACGATTTTTCGCTGCTACCAGCTGACCGCCGAGCAGGCGATCGCCGAGTTTGGCCAAGATGCTGTAAGCGAGAAGATCCGCGACGCCGCCAAGAAAAAGCCAGACGACAAATTTGATTTTCTGCACGCGATTTTCCCGCGCACGAATTACATGGTTAACGCGCGCCTGGCTAAAAACCTGCGCTTCGCGTCGTACAACATCGATGTGACCGCAAAAAAAGTGGTGCGCGAATCCGGCTACCACGAATTCCCCTGCTGCGTGCCGCGCTGGATGAAAATCCCCGGCGGTTCGTACGGCATCGGCCCGGTTTATGACGCGCTGCCGGACTGCAAGGAGCTGAACGAAACCAAACGCATGGAGAAAGCCGCGCAGGACTTGGCGATCTCCGGCATGTGGATCGCCGAGGATGACGGCGTGCTTAACCCTCGCACCGTCAAGGTGGGGCCGCGCCGCATCATCGTGGCCAACAGCGTCGACAGCATGAAACCGCTGCTGACCGGCTCAGACTTCAACGTCGCATTCACCGCTGAGGAACGTCTGCAGGCGTCAATCCGCAAAATCATGATGGCCGACCAGCTGCAGCCGCAGGATGGCCCAGCCATGACGGCCACCGAAGTGCACGTGCGCGTCGCGCTGATCCGCCAGCTGCTGGGGCCGGTGTACGGACGATTCCAGGCGGAATATCTGCAGCCGCTGGTTGAGCGCTGTTTCGGTATCGCGTTCCGTGCAGGTGTGTTCCCTGAGCCGCCGGAGAGCATGAACGCTGCCAACTTCAACGTGCGATATATCTCGCCGCTGGCGCGCGCACAGAAGCTGGAGGACGTCACGGCGATTGAGCGTTACGCCCAGAACGTTATGCAGCTGGTGCAGGTTTACCCGGACATTATCGACAACATGGACAGCGACGAAGCAAGCCGCGTTGTCGGCGAGGCGCTGGGTGTGCCGGCCAAGGTTATGCGCTCGTCGGCGGACGTGTCCACGCTGCGCGACCAGCGAGCTAAGGCACAGCAACAACAACAGCAACAGGCTCTGCTGATGCAGGCCGGCCAGCAGGCGGCAGGCGCTGCGGGACAGAGTGCTGGTGAAGCTATTGGCCAACAACTGGCGGGGGGCTAATGGGCATCAAGAAAGTTTCGCCACTGGATTACAAGCGGCTGTTTGAAGAGACGGCTGGCGGCGCCGAGGTGCTGGACGAATTAACCCGGCGCTTCGGTGGATCAATTTTTGTGAAGGGCGGCCCAGAGGGCGACCGCCAAACCTGTTTTAAGGCCGGGCAGCGTGACGTGCTCGATTTCATTTTGCGCCAGCTTAATCTGGCAGACGGAGTAAACGACGATGTGGAAGCTTAAACACCTTTTCATGAACGCAGATGCAGGCGCTGACGCTGGGGGTAATGGTGATGCAGATAAACCAGATACTGGTGATGCTGGCGGCAATTCTCTGCTTAGCACCGGTGCCGCAGACCAGGCGGCCGAGGGTGATTTTATTCCTGAGAAGTACCGCACCAGCGGCGCTGACGGAAAATTTAACCTGCAAGACTCGGCGCGCAAGCTGGCGGATGCGTATTCGCACCTCTCCAAGCGCTTCGGCAGCGGCGACGTTCCGCCGAAAACTGTCGAAGAATATTCCCCGAAGGTAGAGGCCGAGGGCTTCAAGTGGGACGAATTCAAGGCTGACCCTGAGATGCAGGGATTCCTCAAGGCGGCACACGCCAAGGGCATCACCAACGATCAGATGGGCTTCATCCTCGGCGAGTACATGAGCCGCGCGCCGGCGCTGGTGGGCGGTGCTGCTGAGTTGGATCAAGAGGAGGCGGCTACCGAGCTGCGCGGAACGTGGAAAACCGATGCGGAATTCCAGAAAAATATCGGGCTGGCGCACCGCGCGTTTATGTCGCTGGCCGACCCTGCTGACAAAGGCAAGATGGACGAAATCGGCAACAACCCGATGGTGATCCGCATGCTTGCGAAAATTGGCGCAGAGATGGGTGAGGATGTGCCAGTGCCTGGCGACATCAACCCAGAGGAGCAGCAGGCGATCCGCGACTTGATGAAGTCAGAGGCATACACCAACCCGAAACACGCCGACCACGAACGCGTCTCTGCGCAGGTAAAAGCGTTCTATCAGAAAACCTACGGCGACCAAGCTGTCGCATAATCCGAGGAAAGACCAATGACCGACAAAGAAATCGAGCAGGAAATTCAAGCCAAAGGCAAAACCGCGCCCCGCATAACGCCTGACCATATCGAGAGCATTATCAGCGACTGTTATTACTTTACTGCGCAAGACGGGTTAATGACTGCAAATCCTGACGCAGCGCAATACTCACCAAAGTCTCTTGATCTGCTTACCTTCTGCGTACTGGTACTGAAAAACGGGTTCACAGTCACCGGAGAAAGCGCCTGCGCCAGCCCGGAGAACTTCGACGCCGAGATTGGCCGCAAGATCGCCCGCGACAACGCTGTGCAAAAAATCTGGGCGCTGGAAGGTTACCTGCTGAAGCAGCGCATGCATGACGATGCGCATCTGCGTGAACTGTTACGGCAGAAAGAGTAACACCCACCGCACAACACCAAGCGCCAGCCTAACCGCTGGCGTTTTCATTTGGTCGGGATTCCGACCGCGTAACCGCAACAAAATCACTCCAACAGCCCGGCGTGGTAGCCGGATACCTGATTCCCCGCTGCCCGTAAGCGCCAACCGGCCAGCGTTGAACCGAGCCGGGAAACCGATACCTCGCAGGCGATAATTTTTGGAGTGATAAAAAATGGCTTTTGATCCGAACAAGAACATGATTACCGCCGCATTTGTGCAGCAGTTCCATGATTCTTTCGAAATTCAGTCTCAACAGAAGGACTCGCGCCTGCAGGCTGCCGTACACGATCGCGGGATGATCACCGGCGCGTCGTTCACCATCAACGATATGGGCACCATCGAAATGAATCCAATCACCGAGCGCTTTGGCGATACGGTGTGGGATCTTCCTGAAGCGGGTACCCGTAACGCGCTGATGGCGGATTACGGTGTGTTCGTGCCGGTGGAAAAACGCGACCTGCGCAAACTGATCGCCGACCCGCAGGGGCCATATCTGCAGCTGACCCTGGCGGCCGCGAACCGCAAAAAGGACGACGTGATTTACCGCGCGTTGCTGGATACCGTCCTGCGCAAAACCTCGAACACTGGCGCCTACGCTCCTGTGGCGCTGCCGGCGTCTCAGAAGATTGTGGCCGGCGGTACCGGCATGACCAAGGCCAAGCTGATCGCCGCCAAGGCCATGTTCCGCCGCAACGAGTGTGACGAGCAGAACGGCGAAGAGCTGTTCATCACGTACAACGCCGACATGCTGACGCAGATCCTGAGCGACACCACCCTGACCAGCGCCGACTTTATGGCGGTGAAAATGCTGCAGGAAGGTGCGGTGTCCGGCAACTGGTTGGGCTTCAAGTGGTTGGCATACGAAAAACTGGACTCGGCCAGCGCTGGCGATCCGGCTGTCACCACCAAGACCGCCGCCGCCTGGTGCAAGTCCGCGGTGCATTTCGGTACCGGTGCAGAGTACAACACCGATATCGGCCCGCGCCGCGACAAGAACAACACCATTCAGATTTCTGTCGATGCGTCCTATGGCGCCGGCCGCGCAGCCGAAAACAAGGTTGTCGCGATCGACTTCACCGCTTAATGCCAGCGCTCCCTTGCCGGGGGTAACACCCCGGCCTTTTTTATCAGGTGATCTATGGCTAACAACTTCGCGATCAGCATCTGTTCAAATGCACTGCTTGCCCTCGGTGCGCACCCAATCAACAGTTTTGACGAGAACAACGAGCACGCCCGCCTTTGCTCAAATATTTATCCCACCGTTCGTAACGACCTGCTGCGAAAACATCCGTGGAATTGCGCAGTAAAGCGCGTCGTGCTCTCACCGAGCAGCACCGCACCGGCGTTCGGTTTTTCGTTTCAGTTCCCGTTACCGGGTGACCTGCTGCGCATCCTTTCGGTGGGTGAAGCCTGGGACGATATCCCGTATCGAATCGAGGGGAAGAAGCTGCTGGCTAACCAGAGCGTGATCAGGCTGCGCTACATCTTCCGCAACGAGGATGAATCAACCTGGGACGCCGCGCTGGTGAATCTTGCCGAAGCCACTATGGCGGCAAAGCTTGCCTACGCTGTTACGGCCTCAGCCAGTCTGCGCGACAGCCTGACGCAAGAGGCTGCGTATTTGCTGCGCCAAGCCAAAGCCATTGATGGCCAGGAAGATCCGCCGGAAGAGCTGGGCGGCTATCCCACATACGAATCGAGGTTCTGACCGTGCGCGCTAACCTGATAAAAACCAATTTCACGGCAGGCGAGATTTCACCGCGCCTGATGGGCCGCGTTGATATTTCTCGGTACGCCAACGGCGCCAAGCAGATCGAGAACGCGGTTTGCGTGGTGCAGGGTGGCGTTATGCGTCGCCCCGGCACCCGCTATGCAGCAGCGGCCAAATATGGCGACCGTAACGCACGGTTGATCCCCTACGTTTTCAACCGCTCTCAGGCGTACGTGCTGGAGTTTGGCGACGGCTACATGCGGATTTTCCAAAACGGCGCGCAGCTGGTGAACGACGATAATACCCCGTATGAAATCGCCAGCCCGTACAGCTCCGCCATGCTGCCGGCCGTGAATTACGTTCAGGGTGCCGACACCATGTTTTTGGTGCACCAGGGCGTGAAACCTCACCGACTGCAGCGTCGCGGGCAACTTGATTGGGTACTCGAACCTTGCCCGTTCATTGTTGAGCCGTTCGACGAAATCCGCGACACGCCGGAAAAGTGGTGCAGGCCCAATGTAAAAGAATTTGTCGGCAGTGAGGTTATTTTGACCTTGAGCGACGACGAGCCACCAGAGGAGGGCGGTACACCACCCATCACCGGTGAGGGGTGGACGTCGGAAGATGTTGGATCTTACGTTCGCATTAATGGCGGCTTGGTATTAATAAAAAGCGTCGACAGCGCATCAGTCGCTACCGGCACAATTCGTACCGATCTCACCGCCACACAGGCGGCCTCTCCGGGTGCATGGACGCGCGAGGATACGGTATGGACGGACGAATTTGGCTACCCCGGTGCCGTGACGCTGTACCAACAGCGCCTCGTTCTGGCCGGATCGATACGGTACCCGCAAACCATCTGGTTCAGCGAAACCAGCGTTTATTTGTCGTTCGAGCTGGGTACCGACGACGACAAGGCGATCAGCTTTACGCTGTCGTCCGACCAACTCAACCCTATTGTGCACCTGGCACAGATGAACACGCTGATCGCTCTGACGTACGGCGGAGAATTCACGATCACCGCCGGCAACGATGCGGCGATCACCCCGACGAATATCTCGGTGAAAAACCCCAGCCCATACGGCTGCAACGGGATCCGCCCGGTGCGAGTGGGTACCGAAATCATGTTCGTGCAGCGCGCTGGCCGCAAACTTTACGCCGTGGCCTATGACCCTGACAGCTTTGTTTCGTATTCCGCCAACGATATGACGGTATTAGCGGAACACATCACCGCCGGCGGGGTGATCGATATGGCGTACCAGCAGCAACCTGATGCCTTTATCTGGCTGGTGCGCACTGATGGCGTGATGGTGACGATGGCAATCGACCGGGCGCAGGAGGTTATCGCCTGGTCACGCCAGATCACCGCCGGCGGCTTTGAGTCGGTGGCGTCGATCCCGTCAGACAGTAACGATGTGGTCTACGCGCTAGTGCGCCGGGAGATCGGCGGCCAGGTGGTTCGTTACGTCGAGGTGTTCGACTCCACGCTGTATACCGACGCCGCCGTAACCGGCAGCAGCGAGGCCGGCGCAACGACGTGGTCAGGGTTAAATCATCTCGAGGGGCAGACCGTCGATATTGTTGCTGACGGCTCAGTGATGCCTGTACAGGTGGTTTCCAGCGGTCAGATCACCCTGACAAGAAAAGCCTACCGCGTGGAAATTGGTCTGCACTTCGAGTCAACGATTCAAACGCTCACGCCAGAGGTGGGCACCACCGAGGGCACCACGCAGAGCGCCAAGAAGCGCACCAGCGAGGTGACAATGCGATTTCTTGAAACCACGGGCGCCGAGTGCAACGGGACGATCATCCCGTTCCGCACCTTCGGCCCCGCCATTCTCGATAAGCCGGCGCCCTTGTTCACCGGCGATCACTACTTTGGAAAATTGGGCTGGGAGAAAGGCGAGGATACGTTGCTTATCCAGCAGCGCCAGCCGTTGCCGTTCCACCTCTTGGCCATTATCACCACTTTCACCAGCAACGGGGGCTGACAATGATCCGCAACGCAACCGCCGGGGATATCCCGGCACTGATTGAACTTGGCGCCTGCATGTACCTTGAATCGCGCTACGCGGAAAACTCGCCATTCGACGAGCAGAAGTGCGCCGAGCTGGCGCAGCACCTGATCGGCGCTCATGGCGGGTGCGTGCTGGTTGCCGAGCGCGATGGCCTGGTGATCGGCTGGCTGGCCGGCGGCATCGCCGAGCAATGGTTTTCGCGCAAACTGGCGGCGTTCGAGTACGGGCTATTTATCGCGCCGGAACATCGCGGCGGATCTGCGGGCCCGCGTCTGGCTAAAACCTTTATTGCGTGGGCCGCTGACCATGGCGCCGCCGTTATCAATATGGGCATCACCACCGGCGTGCACGAAGAACGCACCGGGGCAATGTATGAACGTCTTGGCCTGTCGCGCACCGGCCTGTTGTATTCGAAGGAGATTTGATTATGTGCACCGGGTTAGAGGTGGCGGTGATCGGCTCGTCAGTGCTCGCCGCCGGCGGCGCCGTCGCTGGCGGTATTCAGCAGCAGAAGATGGCGAACTACCAGGCGGACCAGGCAAACGCCGACGCTGAGTCTGCACGCGCATCAGCGCGCGTACAAGCCGACAGGATACGCAAGGCAGGGCGTGAGCAGGCCGCACAGGCAAACGCGGCGCTGGCGGCGTCTGGCGTCGAAACTGGCGAGGGTACGGCGCTTCGCATCACGTCCGGCATCACTGGCGACGCAGAGCAGGACGCCTACACGACGATCCTGAATGGCATGAACACCGGCGCGCGGTACAACGCGCAGGCGCAGGCCGACCGACTCAGCGGCCGCAATGCGGCGACGTCCGGCTATATCAACGCGGGCAGCTCGCTGCTGTCTGCCGCCGGCACCGGTTACTCCGGCTGGAAAAAGGCCAATCCAACAACCACGACGAATACCGGCACCGCGGCGTCGAATAACATGTTCTCGAATATGGGGGTGCGCTGATGCGGATACCAACCGGAAATTTTGGCAATGTGACGCCGGAGGCCAATCCTACCCGAGTCGATGTTAGGGGCGCGGGTGCAATAGGTGGTGCATTGTCTGGCCTCGGTGTTGCGGTTGGGCAGGCCGCTGGCGATATCCAGCGCGTCCAAGATAAAGCAGATTTGGCAGCGACTCAGGCGATCCTTACCGACCTTGAAGCGAAGTCTAACGATCGGTGGGAAAACCCCGAAACAGGCGCACTTGTTACACGGCAGGGGTTCAATTCCGCTGGCGTCGGCGTAGACATGGATAAGCAAGACGCAACCGATTATGACGAGGCCAGAAAAAGAGTACCTCCAAGCCAGCAAATTTACTTTGATGCGCAGTGGAAGGCCGCGCAAATCCGACGTGCCAGCACATATAAAAATTTCGAAATCAGCCAAACCGCATCTGCTCAGCGCCAACAGCTTAACGCCACGGTGCAAAATTCGGTAGAGCAAGAGGCTTCGGCCTTTGACGATCCTCAAGCGGCGGGGCTGATTCGTGGAGCGCGGCGCCATTCGATCGAGCTATATGGCCAGGCGCAAGGCTGGTCTGCAGATCAAATTACTGCGGCAGTGTCTGAGGCAAATCAAAAGGCCATGGAATGGCGCGCGCAAAACTATGCCGTAAGCAACCCCACTGGATGGCTGAACGGGGATTTCATGTCCAATAGCGGCGCCGGATTGGATATGCGGGCAATTTCGATAGTTGAGTCCGGCGGGAAACATTTTAATGCCGACGGGAGCATAGTCACTTCATCAGAGGGCGCGCAGGGGAAATATCAGCTGATGCCGGCCACGGGCAAGGAGTTGGCAGCCAAGCGCGGGCTGCAATACGACCCGAAAGACGAGCAGCAAAACGCGCTGCTGGCCAGCGATTACGCCAACGAACTTTACGGAAAATACGGTTCTGAAACCTTGGCAGGCGCGGCTTACAATTGGGGGCAGGGCCGGGTTGATAAGCTGATCGACAAGATTGGCGATCCGCGAAAAGGCGAGGTTTCCGAAGCTGAATTTATTCGCAATCTCCCGGCGGAGACTCGCGGCTGGCTGGCGCGGTACCGAAAAAACAAAACCGGACTCGATCCGGTATCGGTGAATAAAATCGACAGCATGGCTGAGGCGCAGATTAAAGAACAGCGCACAGCGGTTCGCAATCAAATTGACCCGATACTAAACAACACCATGTCGCAGCTATACAACGGTGAAGTGCCGGATGCCATGCCAGACAGGGCCACGATTCAATTTGCGTATGGGCCGCAGGGTTCAAGCATGGTGAAGCAGCTCGGCATCGCCATCGACAGCGCGCGAACGTTCCAGGCCATTCAGTACATATCGCCGGCGCAACAGCAGCAGGAGCTTTCGAAGGTAAAGCCACAGGTGAACGATCCGGACTATGCGATCAAGATGGACGCCTACGGCAAACTCGCTGCCCTGGTGCAGAAAAGCAACACGGTAATTCAGGCTCAGCGCGACACCAGCCGGTTCAACGATGCACTTTTGATGGGCGAGAAACTAGACCCAACAGACAAAGCAATGCAGAAAGCGGCCGACTCAACGCCAACGGCGCAGAATTTTCGCATTAACGACGCCAGCACGCACGACGCTGTTGTGCAGCAGGTTGCGCAAACCGGGGTTATCCCTGAAAAGGTCACCACGCAACTAACGGCTATTTCTCGGGCAAAAAGCCCGGAGGTCGTGAAGCAAGGCGCCGAACTGTTCAGCCGGCTGTACGACACTGATCCTGCCTCTGTCGGTGATATGCCGAAAGAGATGCAGGGTTTTTACATGACGGTCAAGCAATTGACCGATTCAGGGATGGCGCCCGATGCGGCGATCGAGCAAGCTCAAAACGTCACCTACAACCAAACGGATGCGCTCAAGGCACAATTGGCATCTGAGCAGGGGACGGCAGCGTATAAAAAAGAGCGTGGCAAAGCTATAGGCTCTGCAGCCAGCAGTATGGCGCAATGGTTCCGCTGGGATCCATCCGCCGATGATCAAACGCCAGATGCTGCACGCTTCAGGAATGATTACCAGACGCTCTATGACCTCAACTATCGCACTGCCGGCGGCAATGCAGATGTTGCCAAAAAAATGACCAATCAACAGATTGCCCGCACCTGGAGCATCAGTGAAGTGAACGGCAATGCGCAGTTCATGAAATACGCCCCGGAAGCATTGCATAACTACGGCCCATCAGGCTGGCAGGCCGCTCAGTGGAAAGAGGAAAAATTGCAGTTGATGTACGGCGACCGTACAGAAAGTATCGAGACCAGCGGCGCCAGTCTTGGGATCACCTCCGGCCGCACGGCCTTCGTGGAAACCAAAACCCCAAAATCTAAAGTGGGGGGAGAGCTCGAAATCGCAGCTGATGTTTCAACGCCAAGGACTGGCGACTACGCGATCATGGTGCGTACGAAGGATAAAGACGGCATAGAAAGCGTACAGCCTTATTACGACAAGTATGGGCGTTCTATGCGCTGGAAACCTTCTTTGCAGGATTGGGAGCCTTACCAAAAAATGCAAAAAGAGCGTGAGGATAAAAATCAGGAGGAGATTTCAAAAGGGCAGGAAGTTCGTGACTTCAAAGCCAAGCATAGAGCCCTCGATGAAATGTATAAGCGCCTGCACGACGAGCGCGTAAATCGTCAAAAACAGTATTTTTCATGGAGCGCAGAATAATGCCGGTATATGCAAAACCCGAGGAACTGAATAACGATTTCGCGCCGGCTGGCAGTATTCTGACGCAACCATCAGGCTTCGACGTTTCTCTACCTGAAGGCACAAATCCCCGACCTCAAGAAGAAACACCTTCGGTATGGGGCGCTGCTTTTCGCCAGAATAACGTCTTGGCTGGCATGTTCCAGCCAACAAAGCAATTTGAGCCCGTGGAGGGTTATAACCCCTATGCTGATAAAACTGAGCTGCAGGGTTATGAGCAATGGGCGACGGCGTTTTCTGATGCAAATTCACCGCAGGAAACCGCGTGGATCAAACAGCAGATCGATGATGAAAATGAAGATCGCCGGGTTCTGTCTGAAGCGGGTGGCGTGGGGACATTGGCCAGTATTGCAGCCGGTGCTGTTGATCCTGTGACAGTCGCTTCTATGTTTATTCCCGGCGCACAGGGCGGCGCGCTGGCGCGCATAGGATCTCAAGTGGCCATTGGCGCCGCCGGAACAGCCCTCAGTGAAGTGGCATTGAACAACCAGCAGGTTACGCGCACATGGGGAGAGAGCGCCGCTCACGTCGCCGCTGGTGCGTTGCTGAGCGGTGTTTTCGCCAGTGCTGGAACGGCCATATCTCCATCGGTAAGAACCGCGGCCACACGCGAAGTCGGCGACGCTCTGGATAACTTTAGCGTCGCCAGCGCGGTGGACAACGCCGCCGCCTCTCTGCCGGAAGGTGGAAGCGTTGGCGCTGCCCGCATAAGCGAGGCGACGCTGGAAGATTTGACGCCGGTATCAGGTGGCGCGATCGGTACGCTCGCCCGTAGAGCTGGCAGTTATCTGACGCCGGTCACGCGCTTGATGGAGTCACCATCCAAGACTGCCCGCCGCACTGCGCTGGAGCTGGCGGAAAACAACTTCACGCTCGAGGGTAACCTGCGAGGTATCGAGACGCCGATCGCGGCGGAAACCCGCGTTCGCGGTTGGCGTCGTGAAGAAGCTGCAGTCGTGGTAACCAATAAACAGGCTTACGCGAAGTATAAGGCAGATGGCGGCGATCTCGGATTTGCATCGTTCCGGGAGGAGGTGGGCAACGCCATGCGCAACGGCGACATTCACGGCAATGTCGCGGTGCAGGATGCGGCGCGCGCGATGCGCATGGTGGTGGATAGGGTGAAGGTGGCCCAGCAGAAACTTGGCCTTTTACCGGCCGACGAAGAGCTTAAAGCTATCGGCCAAACCAGTTACTTCCCGCGCGTGTACAAAGTCGGGAAGATCATCAGTGAGCGCGATAAGTTTCGCAACATGCTGGTGGATTGGTGGTCTCGCGGTGAAAAAACCATGTCGCGTGAAGAGGCTGAAATTACTGCTGACGCGACCATTAACAAAATCGTGGGCGCCAAAATTCCGCAGGATTTCGCCAACGTGTTCACGGTTAAAGCAGCAGGAAGCACCAGGTCGAGGACACTTAGTGTTCCTGACCGACTGATGAAAGACTATCTGGAAAGTGACGCTAATTACGTCCTGCAGCGCCATATCCGCGAGGCGTCGGCGGAAGTCGAGTTAACCCGCACCTTCGGAAATAAGAGCCTCGATAAGCAGCTGAAGGACATTCAGGACGAATACGACGCGCTGATGCGAAGCAAGCCAGCCGAGCAGGCAAAATTGGCGAAAGCCAGGGACAACGATATTCGCGATATAACCGCGCTCCGCGACCGGCTGGTTGGCACCTATGGCATGCCTGACGATCCATCGTCGTTCTTTGTGCGCGCTGGCGCTTTCCTGCGTAGCGCCAACTTTGTCACGAAGCTGGGCGGCATGACCGTGTCGGCCATCCCGGACTTGGCGCGCGGCGTGATGGTGAACGGTTTCAGTAACTCAATGCGCGGTTACTCTGCGCTGATCAGCCGTTCGCCGGCATTCAAAGCCAGCCGGGCCGAGATGCAGAAAATGGCGGTTGGTCTGGAAACCATCTTGCATACGCGGGCGCGCACGATGGGCGACCTGGTGGACAGCTCGTCGCGTACTACGGCCGTAGAGGCCGGCATGGAGCGCGTTACCGATGTGTTCGGCAAGCTGACGCTGATGGGGCATTTCGACGACGTGAACAAGTCGGTAAACGGCATGATAACGTCGGACAGTATTCTATCTGGGGCGGCCGCCGCCAAGAAACTTGCGAAGCTCGGGATCAACCCCAATATGGCCGGCCGTATCCGCAGCGAGTTCCAGAAGCATGGCGAGGTGATCGACGGTTGGCATATTGGCAATTTTGAAAAATGGGACGATCAGCACGTCGCCGGCGTATTCCAGTCGGCGGTTTTAAAGGACGTAAACAACACGGTTATTACACCGGGCATCGGCGACACGCCATTATGGGCCAGTACGCCATTGGGTAAGACGGTATTTCAGTTCAAATCCTTCGCGACAGCGTCATATAACCGCGCCACGCTGGGCGGCCTGCAGGAGGGTACTGCTCAATTCTACTATGGCACCGCTTTCCAGATCGGCCTTGGCGCGCTGACGTATGCATTGAAACAGGCGGCCAACGGGAAGGATATCGATACATCCCCGCAAAAGCTGGTTCTGGAAGGTCTGGATCGGTCAGGTATTCTCGGGCCACTGATGGAATACAACAACATGGCGGAAAAGGCTTCTGGCGGCATGGTCGGTCTGGGGGCTATTTTCGGGATGGGAACGCAGTCAAGGTACGCCAGTAGGGGGTTTATAGGGTCGGCGCTGGGGCCAACTTTCGGCTTGCTGGATACGTTGACTGATGTTACATCCGGCGTGCTGAACGGCGACGCCGGAGATCGTGTTATCCACAATGCGCGAACACTCCTGCCAGGGAATAATCTGTTCTGGATCGCGCCTTTGATTAATCAAGTTGATCCGGGTATGAGGTAACATTTACATGGATATCTTTATAGAAAAAATGTAGAATCCGCAAACCTTTAAGATTATTGCGGTTGACTTCTATAAAAATGAAACACATCAAAGAATTAGATGGGCTTCGGGGGGTAATGGCTTTATGGGTGGTTGCAGGGCACGCGTATGAAGCCATCCCCTCAATGAATAAAGTAATACCTATCACGTTGTTGAATGATTTTGCAGTTGACGTTTTTATAGTTCTCAGCGGATTTGTTATTTTTAATCTATTAAACAAAAGCAAAATGTCTTATAAGAAATATATAACTCAAAGATGGATGAGACTTTTCCCTATATATCTGGTGGTTCTGGCTGCATCAATCTCGAGCATGTATTTCTACAGGGATATTTTAACTATCGCTCCGTTCTCACCATCAACGGAACATAGAATTTACCAGGTGGATACCTATCTAAGTAATCAGCTTTCTCATCTCGTTCCGCATCTTTTCCTCCTTCAGGGGGTAATTCCTGAAAGGATATTGCCGTTGGCTGGGACAACAATCGTGGGTCAGGCTTGGAGCGCTTCTGTTGAGTGGCAGTTTTACCTGATTGCTCCTATGCTGTTTGTTTTTTTTAGTAAATTAATGACATCTCCTTCTAACAGAGCGCTTTTACTTGCGTCATTTTTCTTGGTCGTCATGATTCTTTTGGGTAAGATACTTCATAATAAAGCGTTTGCTGGTGGAAGCATGGCTGCTTTCTTGATGGGGTTTATTTCATTTTTCTTTTATCGTGATATTTTCCCAATTATTACTTTGGCTAGGCTTAAGGTTATTTCTTTCTTTGTTATTGTTTCATCGGTGTTGTTGCTGAAGAAGGATTGCATCGGGTATGTAATATGGTTTGCGACATTCTTTGCCGTTCTGATAAGTATGAAAAGTGAACGTGGAAACCTCATAACAAAATTCTTTGATAATAGAATCATGCAGGTTATTGGTAAGGTTTCTTATTCTGTTTATATGGTGCACATGTTAGTTATTTACTTTGCTCTATATGTTTTTGTAATTATGGAAGTTAATATTGGATTTGGATATTTAATGCTTGTGCCGATATCAATAATTATCTCTCTAATTGTATCAATGGCCACGTTTAAGTTTATTGAGCAGCCAATGATGAATCTGGGAAAACGAGTTTCACAAAAGTTGGCATGAGGACATCGAACATTTCGATGTTTCTACGATAGTCAGGAAACCGACCAACCACTCGCCACATCATAGCCCCATGATAACCATGGGGCTTTTTTATGCACAACGATTACAAAACCCGCCTTACCGCGCTGAGCGACAAGTTAACAGACGTCGTGCTCGAGGAAGCCGATCCGGATACCTGGCCGGGCGCCGACAAACCACTCGACAAACACACGAAGCAGGAGCGCGGCGATCGCTACTGGTGCAAGAAGAACGCGGCGGCGTCGCTCACGCTGCTGGTGAAGGTGCATTCGCTGATCGGCATGCACACGCGCGGCGGCACGCCGAAAGACGGCGACGAGCCGGACGACGAAGCGTTTCGCCTTGGGCAGCAGGTATCCGCCGCTGAGCGCGCGGCGCAGGAAGTTATCGAACGCCTGCAGCAGCGGAAAAAATGATTTCGTTCGTCGCCTTTTTCATCATGTGGGCGGAGAGGATGGGGTGGGATGTTCCCGACTGCCATTACCGCGCCTGCCACTGGCTCGAGCACCGCGGCGATCTGGCGGTGCTTCGCTGTTTCCGTGGCTTCGGTAAATCCACCATTCTGGCGGTGTATAACGCCTGGCGGTATTACCGGGATCGCCAGTACCGGATCTTGCACCAATCCGAGGCCGACGGCACGGCGTACAAAACCAGCCGCGACACGCAGAACGTGCTGCGCAATCACCCGCTGACGCGCGGCATGCTGCCGGACGGGCAGGGAACCGTTGAGCAGTGGTGGGTTAACGGCTCACTGGATATGCGTAACGGCAGCATGTACGCAAAAGGCATCCTGTCGAACGTCACCTCTGCCCGTGCCGACGAATGCCAAAACGATGACGTCGAAGTTCCGCGAAACATCCAGACGCCGGAGGCCCGCGAAAAACTGCGCTACCGCCTCGGCGAGCAAACGCACATCCTCGTCCCCGGCGGCCGAAAGCTGTTCATCGGCACGCCGCACACCCACGACAGCCTATACGATGAGGTCGAAGCCATGGGCGCCGACTGCCTGACGATCAAATTTTTCGAGAAAGAGCACCGCATCGATGAAAAACAGGCGACGGCGCGCAACTACGCGCTGCCGTTCCGGCCGGAATACGTCTTTGTCGGCATCCATATCGGCGCGCGACTGCTCGCCGAGGGCGTCGACTATCAGCTGACAACTGCCGGGATCACCTTCGCTGAGCCACCGGGAACGACGGTCGACTGCTACGCCGAATGTGCATGGCCAGAACGGTTTACGCCGGCCGAGATGGAGAAGCGCCGGCAGGAAACGCGCACGGTAAACGAATGGGATAGCCAGTACCAGTTGCACAGCAAACCGATCGGCGAATCCCGCCTCGACCCTGAACGCATCCGCGAGTACAACGTGCAGCCGGAAATCCGGTACGCGAACCGCACCGCGTCGATGTGGCTTGGCAGCCAGCAGATTGTCGGTGCTGTCGCCTGGTGGGACGTGGCCACCGGCAAAGCGAAATCGGACGCCAGCGCCTTTTCGCTGGTGCTGACCGACGCACGCGGGCACCTGTACTGGCATGTGTGCCAGGAACTGATCGGCGATCTGGCCGAGTTCGACGAGCGCGACAAAATCACCGGCGGCCAGGTGGTACAGATCCGCGAACTGGTGATCCGGTACCAGATACCGCAGGTGGTGGTCGAGGTAAACGGGCCCGGCAGTTTCGCCGGCAAGCTGCTCCGCCAGGCGCTGAAAGGTACCGGCTGCGGTGTCCGTGAGGAGTTCACCATAACCAACAAGCAAAAACGCATCCTCGATGCGTTTGAGGCGCCGCTGTCGTCTCGTTTCCTGTGGGCGCATAGCGACGTGCTCGACGGGCCGGCCTACGACCAAATGCGAGATTTCAACCCGACGGTAACCAACCAGCCGGACGACTTTATCGATTCTGGGGCGGGGGCTATCAGCGAGACGCCGGTGCGCATCGGAAAATTGGTCGGGAAACCGACCGCTCAGGGGCGGGAAGATTGGCAGCCATCAGATGGCGATCACGAGGTCGCCGTGGACTACTAAGAGGCTTCCCCCGATGGCGGTTCCAATCCAAACCCCTTACAACATCTACACCGCCAACGGCGTAACTACGGTATTCCCGTATGAGTTTTTAATTCTGGATGCAGGTGATTTAACAGTTTCCATAAATGGCGAGCCCGTTACTTCGGGCTTTAGCATTACCGGCGTTGGCACAACGAACGGCGGCGATGTGATTTTCCTGACGCCGCCAGCTGCTGGCGCAACCGTGATGAATCTTCGCGAAATCCCTGCTACGCGTCTGCAAAACTATCAGAACAACGGTGATCTGCTCGCGGCCACCGTCAACAACGATTTCGATCGGTTGTGGCTGGCAATCCAGCAATCCTACCTGTATCTCGGTTTGTGCCTGCAGCGCCCGCTGCTTGGTGGCCCATTCAATGCCCACGGCTATCGCATCGAGAATTTAGCCGATCCTGTAAATCAGCAAGACGCGGCGACCAAAAATTATGTGCTGGTGAAAATTGCTGAATCAGACGCAGCAGGGGCTGAAGAGCTGGCACGTGAGCGCGCCGAGCGGATCGCCGCTGACAACGCAGAGCAGGCGGCACGAACCAAGGCAGATATCGATATTCGCAACGAGATCACCACGAACAACAAGCGAAACCTCCGGTTTGGCTATGACGTTGACGTGATGCCTGATGCCGCTACCAACGCGAATAAGCTGGTAGGCCTGAATGCCCAGGGTAAGCCGGTTCCGGTTTCTGCTGACGCAGGTTCGAATACTGAGTTGTCGCTCGAGCTGGCTGATGCTGGCATGCCGGGCGGAGCCGGCTTGGTTGGCTGGAATGGTGAGACAGTCGCGGATGCGCTGGCCGGCATCATGGGTAAAACGCTGACTCGTATCACGAACAACGGATTTTTTGCGAACTGGCCGCAGGGCAAAATGTTTTCGTGGAAAGGTTACGCCTACATGGGGTGGCATGCTGGCAGCTTGCACGGCTCTGCCGACGCTGATGCGTACATTATTCGAACTCGCGACGGTGTAAACTTCAGCGATATATTCACGGTGGCCACGCACACTTCTAACGAAGGTGCCGCATGGTTTTCTGTTGGCGTTACCGCGGAAGATACGCTGATCGGGATTGTACGATTCCGGCAGGGCGCCAGCGATGATTCGCCGATCAGACACGTGTTTTACCGCTCGTCCAATGGCTCAAGCTGGACAGCGGGTAACGCGTTTACTATGACCACAGAATCCGGCGCCACTCCAACTTTGTATCACGGCTTCTGCCTTCTTCCGAATGGTAACTTCATCACCGGCTATCACGCGGCCGATGGTGAACTCGGTTATGTTGAGATAAACCCAAACACTGAGGCGTATACCAAGCACGTCATTTTGACGCCAGCGCAGAATATGTATAACGGTGCTGTGGTACACGTTGAGCTGAACTTCCTGCGCCGCGATGATACGAACAAAGTCCTGATCACATCTCGCTCTCAATTCGCCTCGTATCAAAATCCAGGCATGTGGGTGTTGGATGTCGGCACCGGCAGCTTATCCGGTATGGTTCCGACGGGCATCCCGTTTAGCGTTAACCCGGTTACCCCTGTTTTTGCGCCTGGCTATCAGCGCGTCCTGTTTGTCGTCGCAAACCGCTATGACTCCCTCGATCTTACTCGCGAGCAGGCAGGCATTTGGGTTTATGAAGCGTCAATTTCTGACGCATTCAACATGAATTGGGCCGGTTTTCGCGGTCGCTGCGTGGCCCGGCTATCAGGCGATCTTAATTCAAATGCTGGCGTTGCCGGCGTGCAGCATGCTTGTTTGCATGGCGACATGGTGCTGATCGGCAGTGGTTGTGAAGTGGCCGGCAATGCTGATCGCTCTGATGTGTTCATGTTGAAGCTGGACTATCGCCCGTCATACATCCAAACGCAAACCGCGTTCCAGACCAGTGGCGCGGCAGCGGCGGCTCCGAATGGAACGACAGAATTCCGCCTCTTCGACGGTGCTGGCCGGAATGCGCGTATTCGGATGAATGGGCTAAACCTGGTCAACGATTCCGGTACGATTTTTCAGTTTGGCTTTACCAACCTGAATAACGGGAACCGCAGCATTGGTTTTTACACGGGAGAGGTGACGACTCCCGCGATCTATATTCGTAGCTCTGGCATTGCAGGTAATCCCGTTGCCATGGATTTTAACCGCGATATTAATTTCGCCGGCGGCACATTCCACTATGCCCCTGGCGCGCGCATCCGATTCAACTCGAACACGTCCGCGCTTGGCCCGTCGACCATTTTCTACAACTCGACAAATAACCGTTTAGAGATCAACTCAACGAGCAGCGATACCGCGGCGATCATGTATTCGCGCAGCACCGATATTCTGACGTTGTCACGCTCAGATGTTGGCTCAGCGGTTAACCCCGCGGGGCTTTATTTGTTGGCGTCAAACGATGCTGGAGCGTCATCAGTAACCGGCGGCGGCTCGTTGGGTATCGCCTTTAATGTGTCTGGCTACACTGCGGGTGCGGCGATGCGTGTTGCGCAGAATGGCAACATCCTTGCGAACACCCCGGTTCAAAAAGCGCGTTACGCGGTGAATGCGTTACCGACTTCCGGCCTCATTTCTGGCGCTGAGGCATACGCAACGAACGGCAGAAAGGCTGGGGAGGGGGCTGGGGCTGGTTCCGGCTGCCCTGTTTGGTTTGATGGCACTTACTGGCGCACGTATTACGACAACTCGATCGTAGCGGCTTAATCAACGCCGCCGACAGCGGCGGAGGTGGAGCATGAAAATGAACGACCAACAACCCGTAAACATCGTGACGCAATTCTTTGCCTGGTTGGCCGCGATTGCGTCCGCAGCCGGGATAACGACACAAGACCTAATCTACATCGCGTTCGGTGCAATCGGTGTACTGGTATCCGTGCTGTCCTTCGTGCTGGGGCGTATAGACGCAAGGGCTAAACGCAAACAGGAGGAGCGCAGAACAGCGCTCTACGAAGGGTATTTGGAGCGTCGCAGCGGAAGAGCTGGGGTGTCTATAGATGAGGCGGATCAGTACACGCCTTTGCCGGGTGGGGAGAGTGAAACGTGAGTGTAATCAAAAAGGGAGGCGCCGCCGGCGCAATCTGTTCTGTCGCGGTAATCATCGGCCTGGTTCTATCGAGCGGTGAGGTAAAAATCAGCCGCGCCGGACTGGAGCTGATCGGCAACGCCGAGGGCTGCCGCCGTGACCCGTACAAATGTCCCGCTGATGTGTGGACGGATGGCATCGGCAATACGCACGGCGTTAAACAAGGCGTGCGCAAGACAGATCAGCAGATCGCCACCGACTGGCAAAAGAACATCCTGGCGGCTGAGCGGTGTGTTACAAGCTATGCAGCCGGCGACAAGCTGCAGCAGGGTGCCTTCGACGCGGCGGTGAGCATCACGTTTAATGCCGGTTGCTCGACGATGCAGAAATCGACGATGTTCCGGCTGTTCCGCCAGGGGGAAACTGTGGCCGCTTGCGATCAGTTCCCGCGTTGGGTGTATGCCGGCGGCGTAAAGCTAAACGGCCTGGTGGTCCGCCGTGACAAGGAGCGCGCACTATGCTTGGCAAAATAACATCTGCGGTGGTGATCCTGCTGGCGCTGGCGGCCGTTGTCGGCGCTGGTGCCTGGCTGGCCGCGCGGCACTACCAACCAACGATTGACCGCCTAAACGAGGCGATGACGCAGTGCAAAGACAGTAATAAGCAACAGGAGGCGGTGATCGCCAGCCAGAATGCCGGCATTGAAGCGCTGCAGCGCAAGCAGGAAGAGCTGGAATCCAAGGTCAAGGCGGCGCAGGCAAAGGCACGCAGGGAGGCGCAGGGCGATTATGAGAAGGCCAATTCCGTTATGGCAGAGCGAACTACTGGCGAGGTTTGCGCCGCGGCGTCTGCTGCGTTTGACGCAGAGCTGCGCCGGGAGCGTGCCCAATGAAAAAGTTAATGCCAGCGATCTTATTGATGATAGGTGGGTGCTCGAGCGCGCCGCAGGTGCCGACCTACGTTGAAGTGAAAGTCCCGATCGCCGTGCCATGCAAAACGGCAGACGTTGCGCGCCCGGCGTTCGCAGTTGACCAGCTGCCTATCGGTGCTCCAATCGATGCGCAGATGAGAGCATTGCGTGCTGAGCGCCATCAGCGGATTGGGTATGAGCGTGAATTACTGGCGGCGAATGAGGCATGCAAATAA